TTTTGATACCAGCTATATATCTATTATCCATGCTACCTTTTAAGTAAGTATCTATCATTCCATAACGACAATCACCGTTAATTTGAATTTCCATTGGCTCAACCCTCTAGCAATTTCATTGCATTGTAATTCTCAATGGCTTTCTCAATGTGGTCTGGAAGTGAATATCCTTGGTTTAAGAGAACCATTCCTTTAACGATTAAACCAGCCTCCAGAACTTTCTCTATATCCACATAAGAATTATAGACATTTGAATGTTCATTCAGACTAGCTACTGTAATATCGTCAAGCTTGTATAAACCAAAAGGGATGTCTTTATGCAAATCATAGAAGATGTCCTGTAAAGCAATAATCTTCTCTTCTATAGGGTAGAACAGATTAAACTCTTCTTCATTCAATGGGTCTGGAATGCTTACTTTACTCATAATAACTCCATCACCATACAATGAACGAGATACACTCTCTAAGATAGGGTTATCTTTAAGTCTAAATGGTTTATCAGGATTATCTGTTACATCAATACTATGTATGATTTTTCTTGAGTAAGCTTCTTCATCCATTTGCTTTGCATAAGCATAAGTCTTAGCTAACATATCAACCTTCCAATAACTTTAAAGCATTGTACTGTTCAATGAACTCATTAACCTCTTCAGGTATTGGTTCACCTACTGGTAACTTCTGTAGGGTAATGAAATGTTCTACTACCTTAAATATATTATGGTTTGCATCAACTATATGAGCTAAGCTCTTAGCTTCTGAAGTTTCTTTATCACCAAAAGGTGTAATAGCATAATTACAAGCTACTGTACCTTTTGAAGATACAACCCAACTTTCAGTATAAGTTTCTGCTAGTTTCTCAAAAATATTTTGAAGTACTTCAAGCGTATCATGATATTTAGAATAGTTTTTACGTTTGTAATATTCTTCAATTACAGACTTAGGTACTTCCCTAACCTCAATATCCACTTCATCAAAAATCCTTGCATAGCTAGTTTTAATCTGAGGGTGATTGTATGGGTATTCTTTTCTGATATAAGCCATAACATCAGGATACATAGTGAGAAAAGCACAATCACAAATATCAGTACTGTATTCTTCTCTAACTACAAAAAGAAGTGACGTACTTCTACGTCACCAACATCAATACAGCATTCATGCATAATTAAACTCATAGTTTAACTCTCCAATAAATTCAAAGCTTCACATTTCTCAATAAACAACTTAATCTCTTTAGGAATCTTCCAGTTAACATGAAGCTTCTGCATTCGTATAAAGTATTCAACTACCTTAAAAGCATCTGGATTCATGTCTTTAGCTTTAGGAAAAGGCATAAGAGAAGCAGATGATGGATTATTAAGTGCAGGTGAACTGACATAATTACTTACTACCACACCTTTCCTATTAACACACCATCCTTCTTGGTATTTAGAAACAATACCTTTGTATATACTCTCTAAACTTTTAAGTGTGTTTATGAACTCAGTATCATATGCTCGTTTGTAGAACTTAATGATTACTTCTTTAGGAACACCACTTTCTCTTTCTATGGAATACTCACCATAGCAAGAAGTACCAATATCTTCCTGAAAGGGATAGTAGTGCTTTCGTTTATGTTTAAATTTACCTTGTTCTTTAGCATATGTTATAAGCTCAGGATTCATGGTAGCTACGCAACTATCAATCAAATCTACTGTAAATTCAGTAGCTGTGCCGTAGCTAATATAATTGAAAGGTATACCATCAATATGACTGTAAGACTCATACATAAATAAATTACTCATAATTATCCTTCCAGTAATTCATCTATTTCTATCTGCTCATACCACTTAAGCAGTTCAGCAGATGGTTTCATATTAATACACAAATCCACATACTCTCTTGCTAGGAAGAATGCTTCCTTTGGTATTGGTTTATCACCATATCCACCTAAAATAACATTCTCAACACAACTGTCTAATTCACTATCGTAGTAAAGATTTGCAGGTGATTTCTCTATAAGCTTTTCAAATTTAATCTGGATAGCTCTAATAAAAGGAATGACCTCTGGAATTTTCTCTTCTACCCAATCAGGATAGTTCTCAGAGTATACAGATTCATGGTAAATATCATGGTTCATCTTAATTGTGCCTAAAGCACTACCTAATAAATCAAACTTAGATAAACCACTATCAAATACTAAATAAGTATCTTTATGTTTTGGAGAGAGGTATTCAACTTTAACTACATTAGCTATTAAATGCCTAATCATACCTATCCTTCCAATATCTCTAGAGCCATTTCCTTAGCAATGTACTCTTCCAATTTTTCAGGTACTTTCCCTGTACACTGAAGCTCAGTAAACCATTTAACCAATAGAAAAGCATCTGTAGGAGGATATACTTCTTCATGTTTAATAGGATTAATCTGTAATCTCAACACAATACCTAAATCTTCTCTGAAATAGATACCTTTCTTACATTTCGTAGTAATCCTATCAAACTTATCCTGAATATAACTAAGATAATAAATCAGTTCATTTCTAAAGATAGGTGGAATAGTATTCCAATCTTCAATCGTATCTACCATGCAGAAATCTCTTAGATTTTTAGCTCTGGTTTTAGCGTAGCTGTAAGAAATATCTCCAGATAAACCAGAATCATCAATAACAGCTTTGTAGTCTTTACCATCAACACATGGTACTCTTATACTACAGAAGTGGTCAGGAAACTTTTGTTTTAACCAATTCAAAATCATGATTATCCTTTCAACATCTCTTCAGCTTGTACTTTGTCGTAGTAATCCAAGAAACCATCTGGTAATTCCATAATCTCTTGTATGTAAGAGAATACCTCTACTAAATACTCAATTTCTCCACCATCTGTGCTATCGAAATATCTATTTTGTACAAAGGTGATGTATTTACCAATTTCTTTTAGCTTTTTAACATCATATGGCATTAGAGGAAGTTGTTCTATTTCCTCTACCTCTTCATTGTATACGTCTAAACAATAGTTATTTAATAAACTATTGTAAGGAGCACGGACATCAACAATAGCAATACATAAAGGCATTTCAGCATCACTTGTACAAAGAAACTTCCAAAATGACTCGTATTCATATTCTAGTTCAGACATTTCCATATCTATTATCCCTCTAACAATTCACTAGCTAATACTTCCTCAATATACTTAATCAGATACTTAGGAGCTTTCTTATAAGATTGAATATACTTAAATGCTCTGACTAATAAGAATACTTCATCAGGTAACTTGTCTACAACAGAAGTATTATCTTCACTGTTTAAATCAATATTTACACAAATCCTATCCTTACCATTGTAGTAAAAACCTCTAGGTAGTTTCTTTGTCAGCTTACCAAATCTCTCTTGAATAAATGAGATATACGGAAGAATACCTTTAAATGTAATCATGCTAAGTTCATTAAGAGTTACTTGTTTGTATTCATAATTAGTTGTACCAGATATACTGTACAAATAACTCTCTACTAAATCACTTAGCTTATTGGTTCTATCACAAATGATTTGTTTGTATATTTTATTAATCTCTCCACATTTCTGTACAACAAGCCATTTGTATGTATCAGCCATATAACGATTTAAGAAATACTCATTCATATTAACCCTCTAACATCTTTTCAGCTTCTTCTTCATCCATCATTCTCTTAATGGATTCAGGAATCTCATGGTTCTTATTAATAAAAATAAAGCCCTCGACTAAATCGAAGGCTTCTTTTGGTGGTTCATCTACATACTCATTATGTTCAAATACTTGAGAACCATAATGGAAATTACTAACAACTGTTCTAGAATTTTCCTGTCTATGTTCTGCTGCTATTACTGGTCTGGTAATCTTCCAGAATCTTTTCTGTATCCATGTAATAGTATCCCATAATTCATCATTCAGATTATTTTCATGTACTAATACACTATTTCCTATGTAATAACGTGAATCACCTTCAAGAGTAAGACCTACACTTTCAAGCAGGTCTTGATACTTATAGTAATTATTATAATAAATATTGTCTACACATCTAGGTTGTAACTTGGTCATGTTCATATACCTCCAAAGGAGGTTTGTATCCCTCTAAGGTATATTCAAGTCTATCAGGTATATTAAACAACTCTTGTTCAGTTAATACTTTATAAACCTTATCACCATAATCTTTAACTACCATATCCCAAGCACCTTGCTTAGTAGCAGTCTCTACTACCATCAATGTCTTACTACCTCTGAACTGAACATAGAACTTATTAAACATATTTATTCCAAGAAAAGAAAAAGGACAAAAAGAAAAGAAGTATTTATTTTTAGCCTTTTTCAGAGGTCTGTCAATACTCCAAAAGAACTAGACGGACTACTACTTTAGTAGTAGATAACTACTACTTTAGTACTAATCCTTTTTAACTAGTTCAGAAATAGCCCTAGAATGCGCTAGGATTGATTTCATGGCTCAAGGTATACCTTACCCTTACTCAACCATCCAATAGCCATTCTAGAGCGTCTGTGAGCCAGCAATAATAAAAAAGGGAAGCGTAAGCTTCCCTTAAAGATTAACTTAGACCATATTCACTCTCACGAATCAACTGAGCAACTCGGATTTTATCTTCCTTGTTCAGTGATTCAGGTGTGATTGGATTATTTGGTAATTGTCCACAAAGGAAATACAGCATATTACTTTCAGCAATCTCTGCCATAATCTCTTTAAACCAATAACGAACATAATTACCGTTGTTACTAGCTACTCGAAAGCAATCATGAATGACTATCATATCGAAAGGCTTATATTTCAGCATGAGATACAACCTACCAATCAATTTTTCTTTAGCCCATTTAGGCAAAGCATTGACTTCTTCAGTTGTATTGATTGCTTCGATGATATTTGTAGGAACAAATTCTGATTTATCCAGAATCATCATGGCTCTCTCAAATGCTGTAGAGATACCTCCCTCTACTTTGGTAACACCTAACAAGAGATTATAGGTATCAAATACCTTTCTTGGTTCATAACTACATCTACGAACCATCTCACGCATAATTAGCGAATCCAGGCTGTGCGTCAAATTTGCTGCATTCTTGATATACCATTTAGTTGTACCTTTCTCATAGATAGACCATTTGAAAGTGAATCCATCTGAGAGTGTTGTCTCATACCAATTACGTTTAGTAACGGGTGTCACAACAGTATGTCCATCTGGCATTACCCAAACATATTCAGTAGCTTTTTCATCCATGCAATTCATAAGAATATTACGCAGGATTAAGCAACCTTCCATACGTTTATCAGCAGCTTGTAAGAAAGCTGAGCGTTCTACTTCATCTGGAAATTCACGTTCAGGTGCACGTTTGCTTCCATAAATCATAGGAACAATAGCTTTCTTAGCACTGGTTCTCATGGCTTTAATTTGAACTTCAGTAGCATTAATACCCATAGTATTTACCATATCACGGTAAATTGCTGAGTAGATGTCACCTCGTTCAGAACCAATCAAACCAGTATCTTTCAATGCTGGTTCATCAAGAGTTAATGTAGCCAAACATTGCACGCCTGAACAAACTGCGTCCAATGAGATGGTATAACCAGTTGGCTTACCAGCTAATGTATCTCTGTAAGCCAGTAAACCAGCATAAAATAACTCTGGTTCATCAGGCATTATCTCTGGGATAATATCCCAGAGATAATCATCTGAACTATCTTTAGCTACATATGGTTCAATCTCACGATTAAACCAATCAATGCGTTCTTCAAAAGATACTTTGTCTAAGCCAAAGTTATTAGCAATATCAATTTTTAGGTATTCTAAACCAGTATAAACGTTCATAATTTATCCTTTATATTTAGAAGAAGTCTACACTATCAGAAACTACTTCTTCATTAGCTAATTGAATGACAGCTTTAGAATAGCTATCGCCTTGTGTGTGGGCATGGTATCCCATATCGTATACTCGTCCACGAGTATCAAATTTATGTGTCAAGAAGAATGGGTTATCTCCAATCATCTTGTGAACAAACTCTGTTTGTTTAAGAAAGATATTCCAATGTTCCATTCTTACTTGGAACTCTTCTTTACTTTCATTCTCTTTTTGATAGCAACCAGAGTTAGTATGTACAGCCTTTTTAACTACCTTTTTATTGATAGTTAGAGGAATATTATTGAGTGTCTCAATAACATCTGTACAGATTCTTTTAGAGTGATGATGAGTTAAGATAAGACTATCTTTCTCATCTAAATAATATCCACTACCCTTATTGTCATGGTTCATATTCACCTTATTAGGTGGAATAACCATAGGTAGTTTATATATTTTATTCTTATATTCATTGACCATATCTTCAGTCATAGACCATTTAGAATGAATCTCCAAGAACTCACCTTTATAGATATAGTCAACCATATCCACTTCCATCATTTGAATAATGACTTCAGCAATTTTAGTTGCTGCTGTTGTAGACGGTAGCCAAGACTTCTTAACCATCATTTCTACAAGATTGTGGATATACATCTTCTTGTGAACCAATAAGGCAGCACAAATAGTCTTAGCTACTTTTCTGTCTTTTGGTTCAGGGAAATATTCCCAATAAGGCTCAAGAGTATCTTTTAATAACTCTTTAAGAAATTGTTGAGCCTGAGTCTTGTTATAAGTAGACTCAATAAATAGCTGTTTTTCATAAGGGTTCATAATTTATCCTTTGGTCTGTAATCTAACAAAATTAAAAGGGGCAAAGCCCCTTTAGTTACTCTTGTACTGGTTCAAGAACTACACCCTCAATAGGTGAGTCCTTATACATTTCTTGATACTGTTGTTCTACTTCAGTATCAGTAATTGGTTCATCACTTGCTTCAGATTTAAAGGCAAATGACAACAAAACACCTACCAGAAAGCAGGCAACATACCACAAAAACTTTTTCATTTTACTATCCTTTATTTAATTCACTTGGTTGTTTAAAGAACACATATACCAAATCTGTATTTGGTATTGGTTCACAATAAATAATTGCATCGCAATTACCATATATTTGGTAGAACTCTTCTTCTGAACTACATCCAATAGCTTTTGGGTCAGAGCACCAGTTGTACATGAATGCAACACGGCTTATTACATTATGTACATAATCTTTGTGATATACACTACCACAAAGAATTTCTTGCATTTCAATATCTTCCATAGCATTACTTCCATTAACAAAGGGAATAAACCCAAAACGACAAACAGGCGAAGCCGTTATCTATTAAATAATTAAACAGTACCTAACAACTCTACGTTTGTAGGCACTGAGTCAAAAGATGATTCATTAGAGGCTTGTCTCCAAGCTTCTTGAATGCTATTGGCATACACTACAGATACAGATGTGTAACCTAAAACATCTTCATATTTCACTTGATAAGTGTTCATGTCTGTCCTTTCTGTACACTTATAAAATTAAAAGAGGGACTTGCGTCCCTCTTGTTGACCTTAAATCAGGTCAGACGTATCAAATGTGCCTGTTTCTGCTTCAGCAGACTTCAGGGCAAATTTAATGCCCCGTTGTTCTGCGACAATCTCTGGTTTATCTGCGGACAGACCAAGAGATTTTACGAGTTTGATAGCACCCTTATCGGCATAGTCACCGTTAAGGGCATTAAATCCCACTTGCACCCATTCACCGCCAATGCGAATGTCTACGCGCAACCATTCAGTAGCGCGAGTTGTTTCGTTTACAGATTGGGTGTTTACTGTCAATTTTGCCATGATGTGCTCCTTTCGTTTGAGCAGGTTAATTGAACCCTGATTACCACTGGCTGATGGTATCAGGAAGATATTAGGGAAAAAATCCCCAAAACAACGAACGAGCGAAGCGGACAGAGACAGAAACTTCAAGAGAAACAAAGGGATAGAAGTAGAGGATATGACAAGAGAGTGAAATTTTAATTTCACATAATTTTTTAGAAATGAATTAAAAATTTTCATGTTAACTATTGTTTTCTATGAAAATTTTTCATATACATTTTCTTTACTCTCTCTAACTTATTGTTTTCTCTAACTCTTTCTGTACAGTGTGTTTTGTGTAAGTGTATTGTGTATTAATAAAAAAGGGGACATTTGTCCCCTTTTGGTTTATGACAACAGTTCAGCCATCATTTCTTCTGGCGTTTTACCAGTCTTTTCAGTGAATTTAGCCTCTGCTTTTGCATAGGCTTCCATATTAGCCAAGGCTGATTCTTTATGGGAAGCTACAACGCTTGCTACACGCATATTGCGTGATTTCTTACGGGCTTCCAGATTGGTTTCTACGGCATCTGTCAGAATCTTTGTACTGTCTGCAACTGCTGACGCAACATCAGCAATGGCTTGCAAAGAGTTAGTAACAGGTGACAGGATAGAATTGAATGCCATGATGAGTACCTCCTTAAGGTAAGTTAAATGAAATGGCGCAGGTTATGGCAATAGACCTGAACCAAGGACAATAGGGAACAAACTCCCCAATACAATGATGGAGCGAAGCGACAAGAGCTAGAGTCACTAGGTAACTGCTATAGGGGGGGGGATAGTGAAGCAACTGGAAGTTGCTGGTGTGTTGGTGTGTACTAAACTCACCTGTCTCTACTACCAAATTTGACTACCTTTCTATATGAGAATTATTATCAAGTGGAGGGGGTATTTATAGGTACTTGACTTTAGAGAAAAATTCGTGTGTAGTTATAAAGCAAGTAATTGACTTGTTAACCTTATTTGGAGTTTGAAAAATGGAAAAGTGTTCGGCTGTAAAAGGTCAAAGCTTTATCAATAAGGCTGTGTACCATTTACTGTATAAGAACCATGAGAATGGTGATTTGCAGAAAGCCATTAAAGAGGAATATCCTCACTATGATGCTTGTGAAAAAGACCCTGAGACAGTGTATGAGTCTGCTTTCAAGAGTGAACATAAACGTGTAGCTAATGCCTCTGACTTTGACTGGTGTATCCCTCATCAGCCTGTTCTTGTGGTTCATGACCCTAAATGGGAAGCTCCTCTTCCTTGCTGCTGTGAGAAGAAAGAAGAGAAAGCTGCTGGTGCAACTGAAGAGAAGCCTGCTGCTGAAGCTAATACACCTGCTGAGCCAGCTAAACCAGTTAAACCAGTAGAATCAGACACGCCTGCTGTAACTGGTGAAGATAAACCTAAAATTATTCAACCTGAAGATAGACTGTAAGGAGGCATATAAATGAGTAATTGTTGTTGTTGTGTACTGCCTCCTGAAGAGAAGGCTTTCATTCGTCCTACTGCTGAGTGTCAGTGTGAAGAAGTGGTAGTTACTTGTAATCCTGAGATTGTTACTATTGCTACTCCTGCATTGGATTATGTTGAGGAAGAGACTGAGACTGTAGTGTTTGATAAGTGGAAGAAAGAACAAGCTAAGGTTGAACCTGTTAGTGGTGATTTCCAAGCTAAGTTGTTTGCTGCTCTTCATCCTAATGTTGCAGTTGCTGATACTACTGGTCGTGATTTGCAAGCTACTGGTGGTTGGACTAACCGTTCTATTGCTAAGACTCATGAAGAGATTCAAGCTGAGTTCATTAACAAAGAAGGTAAAGCTGCTAAGTTCTCAGAAGATGAGAATACTTTGGGTCAGGATGTAGGTGCTGCTGCCCGTAATCCTCGTAAGACTAAAGCTCAACGTGGTAAATAAGTAGTTTACTTTTTATGCAACCCCTAGTATCTTCTAGGGGTTTTATTTGTTTATTGGGTCAGAAGATGGAAACAGAGAAGTTAGATTTAGGTATTCCCTTACCTGCTGATAAAGATGTTAGAAAAGAGCTTACATTTGCTAATAAAGTGCTGAGTGGTAAGAAGAATCTTGATACAGAAGGTAAGGATAGTGAAGCATTAATTGAGATTGATAAGATACTTGCTAAGCCTAAGATTGAGCCTGTAACTGAAGAGTATATGGCTAGTATTGCTCCTCCTAAGATGAGTAAGAAGGGTATTACTGTAGCTACAGAGATGATGAACAAGGCTATTGAAGGTATGGATGATGGCTTAGGTGTTCACTTTAGAGACCAGTGTATTGACTTGATTGGGTGTCTCAAAGGGGAATCTCCTCAGTCATTACAGCAGTATTACAATGCTGTTAAGTTCTTGGTTCACAAGATGGCTGGTGATTCTTTGGTTCGTGCATATACCAAGACATTCCCTGATAGAGTAGCTGAACTTCAGGCTAGTGGTGCTCCTGAGTCTTTCTTGCATAGCTATGCGAGTATCTACAATAAGACTAAGTTAGTGGTAGAACTGCAAGGTAGAATGCTTGTACCTTCGCATATCATGTATCATGATTACTTTCATTTGGCTGTTCAAACTCAAGTGAAGATTATGACTGATGTGAGTGTTAGTCCGAAGGTTCGTTCTGATGCTGCTAATAGTTTGATGACACATCTGAAAGCACCTGAAGTTGCTAAAGCTGAGTTGGAAGTTAAGGTTGAGGATAATAGTATTGTTGACCAACTGAAGACTGCTCTTACTTCATTGGCTTCTCAACAGAAGAGATTGATTGATTTAGGTGAAGCTGATGTTGAAGGTGTATCTAAACAGGTAATCTATAAAGAGGTTGAAGATGGAATCAGTCAAGACTAAGAAAACAGTAGATGATTATTTAGATGCAGTAGATTATGAAGAGCTTAGAAGGTATAAACCTAGTGAGTTTGCAATTACCTACCTGAACTTTATTAAGATGGTTAATGCTAGTGGTGATTACAATAATTCACCACCTGCTCACTTTAAGATGGTTGATGGTTTATGCGATAAGAATCAGTATCTGGCTAATCTTTGTTCTCGTGGTTTGTCTAAGACTTCCGTATTTGCTGAGTTCTTGATTCCTTATCTGGCAATCTTTAGAGAGATTCCTGGTTTTGGTTTGGTAGATACTGCTATCTATGTAGCAGATACTATGGAGAACGGTGCAAAGAACTTGAGAAAGAATATTGAGTTCCGTTATAACCAATCTGAGTTTCTTCAGAAGTATTTGCCTGAAGCTAAGTTCACTGACAGCTATATTGAGTTTACCAACATTGATGGTAAGAAGTTTGGTTTGAAGTTGTTTGGTGCTACTACTGGTTTGCGTGGTACTAAGATATTCGGTAAACGTCCTGTATTGGCTATTCTTGATGACTTGTTGTCAGATGAAGCAGCTAGTTCACCTACTACTTTGGATAAGGTTAAGGATACTATTTATAAGGGTGTGATACCTGCTCTTGACCCAAGAAGAAGGAAAGTTATTTTCAATGGTACACCATTTAACAAGAATGACCCTTTATATGAAGCAGTGGAATCTGGTTCATGGGTAGTGAACGTATATCCTGTATGTGAAGAGTTTCCTTGTAGCAGAGAAGACTTTAGAGGTGCTTGGGAAGAACGATTCTCTTATGATTCGGTTATGGCTCAGTATCAACTGGCTAAAGGCTCTGAACAAATTAAAGCATTTAGACAAGAGATGATGCTGAGGATTACTTCTGATGATGACAGAATGATTCTTGACTCTGATGTTAGATGGTTCAATACACCTGATGTAATGAAGAACAAGGCTGACTATAACTTCTATATTACTACTGACTTTGCTACTTCTACCGCTCGTAAAGCTGACTATACAGTGATTGGTGTATGGGCTATTGATAGTGAAGGTAACAGGTATCTAGTAGATGGTAGAATTGGTAGACAGTTAATGAACCAAACCTTTGATGACTTGTTTGCTTTGGTTCGTAAATACAATCCTATGGGTGTAGGTATTGAGGTATCTGGACAACAAGGTGCTTTTATCTCTCTGATTAAGAATGAGATGGGTAAAAGAGATTGTTACTTTACCTTAGCTCGTAGTAAAGACAGTAGCAGAGAAGGTATTCCTGCTAAATCTAACAAGATGGAACGGTTTAGATTGACTATTCCATTTTGGAAAAATGGTAAGTTCTACTTACCTAAAGACCAGAAAAACTCTAAGTTAATCACGGAGTTGACAGACGAGATTTCAATGGTTACGATTGATGGTATCAAAAGTAAGCATGATGATGTATTAGACATGATAAGTCAGTTAGAACAGATGTATATTGTTCCACCTGACCCAAAGAAAGCTGTTACAGCGCAGCCTATCGAACACAATATGTTTCACTTCAATGATACCGATTTAAATCAAGAGCACAATCAATCTGATTATTTGGTGTAATTATGAAACTGAGACAACTATTAAGCGATATGGCATTAGGTGAGTTACAAGGCTCACCTGCTGTTGAGACAGGTACTTATAATATATTGCCTGCTTATCTACCAAAAATAATTCAATCATTAAATCGAGCCTTAGACTACTTCTATACGGTGTTTCCTTTTAAGCAGTCTAGCTTGATTATTCAGCTATACTCTGGACTGAGCCATTACTATCTGAACTCTAAATATGCCATGAGTAATCTCCTATCGACTGAAAAAGTCAGATATATCATGGACAGTCCAGAGTACCCTTTTAGAGATGACTTAATCAAGGTACTTGCAGTACAAGATATGGAAGGTAATCAACTTCCTATCAATGATTATTTCAGCCCGTATTCCGTTATGCTTCCTGAGTATAACTGTATCCATGTTCCTAACATGACAGAAGGTCAACTCTCTGTCTTGTATAGAGCAAAGCACCCTGAAATACCTTATACAGAGCCATTGGATTTGGACTGGGAAATTAATATTCCTGCTTCATTTCAATCGGCTCTACAAGCATATGTAGCTTGTCTTTTCTATCAGAATATGGGTGGTTCTAAACATAATGAGTCTAATGCTTATTATGCTAAGTTCCGCACATTGGTTGAGGAATTACAACGACAAGGTTTGGGGGTAGAAGAGGGTATTACTATTAATCAAAAACCTTATATGAGAGGATGGATTTAATGTATCCACATTTGTCTGATGTTAGACCGATGGGCGTTAATAACCTGAATCAGTTGGTTCATTATCAGATTGGTTCAGAATCATATGCGGTAGTGCATCAGGTATACCTTCATCTTCAAATGCTGAAGTCACTATCTGATAACCTGCCTCATATTGTTAAGCTCGGTTCTAACGTAAACAAGCTGGAGTTCTTCCAGCAATATCTAGGTACGATTGTTACTCTTGCAGAGAATGTTAGTGCATTGATTAAACTTGCAGATAATATTCCTTTCCTGAGTCAAATTGCACCTAGAGTGAATCAATTTGTAGAGAATCAACAACAGATTCAACATGAATTGGAAACACAAAAGGTAGTCTTCAATGAAGCACTTGCTTTGATGGAAACCAACATCAAGAATGTAGAAGACTTGTTTGTTCAATATGAACGTTGTTTACAAGAGAACCTTGAGCAACATCGTACTCTTTTAGCTAATGACTATGCTGAGTATTCTAAGCGTCTGACTGCTGTTGTAGAAGATTTGGAAAGTATTGCTAGAGTAACTAAAGCTAATGCTAGTCTGACTGAAGAAGTCTCTAAACGAGTAGATACAGTTGAACCTGCGTTGCTTGGTTTGTTAGCTACTGAAGCTGTTGCTAAGGCTACCTATTCAGATTGTCCTAAAGCAAGACGTAAAGCTATCAAGGCTATTGAAGCTTCTGAGAAAGCTGGTAATGATGAGTCTATCAATAGAGATAGATTGCGTCATGAAGGTGATTTGAGTGTTGTCGCTAACTTGAGCGAAGGAGAATAAGATGTTGGAACGTTTGCTGGGTAAATTCCCTGTATTCGCCTCTAAAGCTAAAGTAGGCAATCTGAAAGATGTAAACAACACTACCTACTATGGTGATTCAAATAACTTCTGGCGTACTAATAAACTGCCTTATGAGATGGGTTTCGATAAACAACCTACTAAGGAACAGTTGAATGGTGTACTGAACTTCCTGACAGCAAATCTAGGTTATTTGTTTGACAGAGGTGTTCCAGAGTTTACATTGAATATGGCTTATCCAAGAGGTGCTGTTGTTACCTTTGATGGTCATTTGTATATCTCTCAGGCTGATAAGAATACATCACATATCAGTTCAATCCATTGGAAAAGATTGGATGTAGATACTGCTGCATCTAAAGATATTAATCCAGTAGGTACTATTGTTACTGTTCCTATGAATACTCAAATGGATGGTTATATTGAGTATGTAGGTGGTGATAAGTTTGATAAGGCTATGTACCCTGAGCTGTATCAAGCTCTTGGTTCTGATACATTTGCTGTAAGCTGTTCCAATGAATTTGATGGTTTACCTGTTGGTTCTATGGTTCATGTTGTAGGTGATGCACCTGTTCCTGCTGGTTGGGTTGAATGGGATGGTTCTTACGGTAAATTGGCTAAGTATCCTGACTTAGCTAGAGCATTGAGAAGAATGGCTGAAGGTTTGCCTTTGGGTAAAACCAGAGAGCACTGGGTTCAAGCTCTGAATACTGATTCTCTTCCTATGTTTGAAGGACATTTCCATCTGGCATTTGGTGAGAATGGTACTTATGAATCAGATACTACTAAACGTGAAGAGTTTATCTCTGCACCTGCTGTAATCACTGATATTAATAAAATTAACCCTCTAGGATATAAACAATGTGCGAAACAATCCGTAAGCAATCCTGTGGTAAGCACGCCCACTTCTACGTCAGAAGCGAGCTTTGTAAGCCCGTATGTGGTTGTTGCTCAGAGTGCAGACGAACTGCAACAATCGACCCATGCCTTCCGTTCCGTCTTGGGGACTGGAGACGAAACGAAGCCGAAAACCCTGTATACAAAGGTTATTATCAAGGCAGTACACCCTCGCCAATCGGCTATTTCCACTACTCATAAACAACTAATTAAGGCGTTCTAAAATGAAAAGAGTAAATCAAGTAAAAGTGTTTGCAAGTGAAGCTGCTGCTGGTAAGTACTTGCCTGTTGAGTTCGGTACTAACAAAGTCGTTGGTAAAGACAGTGTAGACCGTATTGCTAATGCTAACTTCAAGTTTGGTTTGGAATCACTGGAAGGTGATTTGCAAATGAAAGACTTGAACAGTGTGTTGCTGTATCAAGGTTCTCTGTTGGCATACCTGTATGAGAAAGGTGTAGCTGAGTTCTCTCCATACCAACGTTATGACATTGGTGCAGTAGTAACTCATGGTGGTCATTTGTGGATTGCTAAAGAAGTAATTGAACCTACTTCTAAAGAGTTTGAACCTGACCCATGTGACCCATGTAAGAAACCAGATTGCTGTAATCCTGTATTCCCTAGCAAAGATACTGGCTGGTGTCAGTTCATTACTAGCTGTGAATATGATGCAACTATTCAAGAGCTGAAAGATAAAGATGAAGCACTGCAAAAAGCTATTGATGCCACTAAAGGTGTTAAATCTTTTGTATTCAACAAGACTTCTGGTAACTATGAACTGACCTTGGATGACAATACTGTCCTCCATGCTGGTCATACTGCTGGTGTTGAATTGCGTAATTTCGATGGTTCTTATGTTGCAGGTTATATTCATTCAACCCCTCAAGGTGAATAAACATGAATACAAATTCTATTGAGAATGCCGTTCTCGCTCGTGATGTAGGTAAAACTATTCACTGGGAACGGCTGGAAGATAAGAAGTTGGATGTGAATGTTGGTAACACCCTCACTGTTAGCAATGATGGTGTTATCAATGTTGACCCTACTAAACTTCCAAGAGTAGCTGATAAAGATGCTCGTACAGGTGATGTAACCATTCATAACCCAGATGGTAATGATGTAGTTCTTGAGACTCCTCGTGTCCGTATTGGTGTTAATGGTAACTGGTTCATTGATGATGTAGATACTGGTAAACCTTCTCGTGGTGAAGCTGGTGAGAATGGTGTAGGTACTAAAGGTGGAGATGGTAAATCTGCCTATCAAATTGCTGTTGATAATGGTTTTGTAGGCAATGAAGCACAATGGCTGGCTTCCCTCAAAGGGGATAAAGGTGATAAAGGTGATGCTTCTGAGGCTAAAGCAGGCTTAGATTGTGCTGCTATTGATGCTCTACCAGAACGCCAATGGAAAAAAGGTACTGTAGTTCTTGCTAAACAAGATGGTGAATGTGTACGTCTAGCTTCTTTGGATTCTATTTTCCAAGAGATTGGTGTAGGTATCTCTGCTGATAAGACTAATGGTTTTACCAATGAAAGTTACAATGTTATTGTCACTGTGACTAATACTGGTGAAGGTAAAAACGCACTTACAAACTTAAACATCAATGGTAGCTCTAATACTCAAGACTATGAGATTAAAGATGTAAGTTTTACTAAATCAGATACTGATAGTGTAGAACAGGTTAATAACCTTACTTATAACATCAATGGTCTTAAAAAAGGTGGTACTGTTAAAGTTAGATTTACAGTAGTACCTAAAGTAAAAGGTACATTCCAGTTTACTGCTGCTGTTAATCCTAATTCTGCTTTTGATAAGGATTTAGGTAATAACAATGCTACGATTATCCTGTATGCAGATACTATATCTAAAGCTATTGTAAGTGAGAACTGTCCATCAATTACTTTGACTGAAAAAGTATCTGGTGCAGTTCTATCTCAAGTAGCACCTGAGATTACTTCTGATGGTTCTGCTTCTGTGTCTACTGAATATAGAGATATTAATAGACTAGAAACAGTAAACGTATTTACTGACAGAACCACTCTAAAAGGCTTGAAATTGGTATGTAGCACCGATGTTACAGCAGTTGTTCATGCAGTAAATATGAATGCAGATATTAGCTCTTCAAAAGTAGGTATTGGCACACTTATTGGTGATATTTATACAAGAATACCTGGTCAGCTTAGCTTGAATAATAGCTATACAACATGGTTAAATCCAAATACTGTACATAGTACTACATCTAACTCAATCAAAGTTACTGGTAAAGAGATTACTATTACAGATGATGTTACTGCATTGACATTATTGATTAGACCTCGTGGTGCTAATTGTTATTGGCAGGTATATTTCATTTATTGTAAGACTGATGCAACAGTTAGTAAGGTAGAAGTATCAGGCGTTACAGGTGGTAAAGTATCAACAAGTGTACAACCTAAAGTACAAACATCTAGTGTTGCTAAATTTAATGTAGTAGGTACTGGCATTAAAGAAGGCAGATATATTGTTGATGGTTATGTACAGAAACAGATTATTACTGTTAAACAAGGAACAGCAGCTTCTGCAACAGTAGATTTTGGTAACTTACCTAAGTTCTATTCAGCAGGTCTTGTTGAAATTACAGCAAATAGTGTAACAGTATCCGCCAAAGCCACGCCTTCCGACAGTATCCGTTCTACTTACTTAGACGTGATTATTGAAGAATAGTACAAAATAAGGAAAAGATATGCGACAACAAAACGCACAAAACTTTGTCCATGCTGATGATATTGACCTCAATAGAGGTTTTGCATGGGATGAGAAAACCAAGAAGCTCTGGATTGATTTGAGAGAATTGGTAGACCTGACTACTCTTATCATTAATCCTGTAACTGGTAAATTGGTGGTTAATCCCGAACCAGTTGATAACCTGACTAAAGCTTTGAATGCAGCTAAAGATGAGCTTGATGATAAGATTAATGACTTGTCTCAAGAAGTTACTCGTAAGGAACTGAGTATCCTTGAGAACCTGAAGATTGCCTTAGAAGCATTGAAAACGTCTCTTACCAAAGTATCTTCTGACTATACAGATGCTGAAGTTGCTAAGGTTAAACAGGCTATTGATGCTGTAAAAGAGCAAGTAGCTGCTGGCATTACTCTTGGTTCACGTTCTGGTTTGTCAGGTAAAGGTACTGCTACTGAACCATTGCAACTTGATTTAAATGTTGGTTCTACCCTGCAAGGTAATGGTAAAGAGACTGCTTTGAATCTTGCTGATGAAGTAACTAGAAAGATTAATCAGTTAGGTGAAGCTGTTCAAGCTTTGCAGAATGAACCAAAAGTACCTGAAACATTGGCTGCTGACATTGTTAAAATCAAGCAAGGTTTGAGTGAAGCTCAGAATGATATTGCTATTTTGAAACGTCCTTGCTCTGTAGCTGTACGCTCTGCTTCTGGTGGTACTACTATTGCTGAAGGTGACGGTTATGTATTTGTAGATGGTGGTGAAGTTCTTGTACCTGCTACTCTGCACGTTGGTTTCCAATGTACTGTCGTTCAAACAGGTACTACTGATGTAGTCTTGAAAGGTCAGAATGCTGATGTTATTGCTCCGTACGAAGGCTCTCTGACGCTTGCTGGTGCTAATGCAGCAGTAGTCTTGGTTCATGTTGAACAAGGTAAATTCCGTCTCTTTGGTCAAACTAAGTGAGGTAAATAATGGGTCTTGGTAAGATATTTAAAAAGACCTTGATGCCGTGGAAGGACGATACTCTCAAAAAGATTCTCGTCCCTCCTCTAGCAATCAAGCCAAAGGATTTAAGTATTTTAAATCCTAAGTATGCATTGAATCCTGTTGCGGCTTTTAAAGACATGAAGAATGTTCTTCCTCATGTTCTGGCTCAATCTCCCTTGTTGTTTATTCCTAACAAGAAGAAAAGACCAGAAGGTTTGCAAGAAGGTGATGTAATCCCTATTGAATTGAATGTAGCCACTACAACCAATCCTAATGGTGAGATTACTTACTATATTGTTCCTTCTAACTATGAAGCCAAAGATGTTGTAGATACTGGTGGTGATGCCTCTAAATTCAGCATTGCTCATGGTTCTTATAGAGACTTCAGAAAAGTTGTAGATGGTAACTCTATTTACTGGGAACTGAAAGTTATGCCTGAGTCTGGTTATTCAGGTGATATGGAAGTAACCATTAAAGACTCTGTTTTCCATCTGAATGGTAGACCGTTTGTTAAGAACTTGGTTTGGACAGGTACTCGTAAAGTAGAGAGTAAGTTCCCTGTTGATGTATCTTTAATTTCAGGTACATACAAAGAGAACAAAGTAGTCTCTTATGAGTTAAAAGTAAATGTTCCCTCTAATGTAACACTTACTGATACAGAAGTTGCAGCATCTAATTTCACTACATCAGGTGAAATAAAATCTGTTACAGTTCGTGATAATGCAGTGTACTTAGTTATTGAAGAGTCCTCTAGCGAAGACTTAGAGATTGAAGTAGCAGAAGGTTTCCTTCACTCTACAGACAATCGTACTAACATGGGTACTAGTTTGGTTATTACCCCTCGTACTGCTACTAACATTGATGGTTCAGCTTACGTTCCAGTAATTGATACCAATCCATATCGTACAAGAATTAAGACAGGTGTTTGCTGTCCTTGTAGTCCTACTCCTATTGCTGGTGTGTTGAATAAACTCTATGCAAAATACTTGGTTAAAGACTTCACAAATTCTTGTGATTTGAAATGGGTATTTGGTAACTCAAAAGGTGAACTGACAGTTAAGCAAAATGGCTTGTATCAGATTAATATTGCCTCTAACGGTGCTAATGTTCAACAAGGTTTTGACCTTGTGGATGGTACTAATACAGGTGTAATTCTTGCTAATGCAGGTGATGTAATCTCTTATCATATTGGTGAAACTACTCAGGTTGTATACAAAGATTTTGTACTGAAATCTACTAAACCTGTTAATCTTGCTGACTATTCTGGTGGTGTAACTATGCGTTATCTAGGTGATATTAAGAATGCACCTGATGCTAGATTATTAACCAGAGATGAAGCTAATAGTGTATTGACAGCTAAGACTGGAGGTACAGACTGGTCTCGCCTTGTATTCCCATCAGGTGAAAAAGTATTTGATTTCTTCTCCAATACTACTCCTGCTGTGGTTACACCTGTAGGTGATTGGTCTAGCACTCCTATTAACCGTGAACAATGGTATTACACTGAAATTACCATACCTAAAGATGGTGATTACATTATTACCTGTTTCGGCGATGATACTGCTTCATTATTGCTTGATGGTGCACCTGTTCTTTGGGGACAAACTCTTAATCGAAATTCCCAAACACCTGAAGGTAACATTACCCTTGCTGGTGGTCAGTTCACTAAACACTTGGATAAAGGTAAGCATTTATTCTTTGGTTACAACAAGAATACTGTAGATAACTCATTGCAGTACTTCTGTTTGTCAATACGAGATGCACAAACCAAAGAAGAATATGCTACTGGCTTGACTTATAAATTGATGGATTTACCATTGAATTGTGAGAAACAAGTTACTACACCTAAGTTATGGAGTGATGTAGGTAATAAAGTATTTAATCTTGGTGGAGATAAAAATATCTCTAATATGGAAGTAGATAAAGAACCAACTCGCCCTGGTTCACTTTTTAATAGACGAGTTAGATAGGACATATCATGTACGATAATAGACGTATTACAGTTAAAACTGGTTGCTGCACACCTAAAGTGGAAGAACCTAAACCAGAAGTTAAAGATGAGAAACCTACCTCTAAAGGTGGTTGTCGAATCGAATCTATTGTTGCTATTTCAAGAGTTAACGGTAAGATTATGGTAATGTATGACGATTGCACATATACTGTAGCTGACCCTAAAGTCTTGGATGAAGACATTTGTGGTGCTGGTGAACAGCCCAAACTGAATCTTGAACCACTGACTGACCTCGGTGGTAAAGATAAAGCTCAAGTGGTAGCACTTGAAAATTCTGAAAATTGATATAAGGAAATAAATAATGGCTCAAGTTGTTTTTAAAGAAGACATTGGTACTGGTCTTGGCGTAGTTCAAGGTAAACTGGCTGTGAAAATTGACCCTGCATCTAACGCAGCTCTGACTGCTTCTGATGCTGGTTTAAAACTGGATTTGCCTGCTGCTGTTAAGTCTATTACTGCTGTTGCTATTGAAGGTAACAAAGTAAAAGTAACTGACTCTGAAGGTGTAGAAAAAGAGCTGGAACTGCCTGCTTCTACCGTAGATGTTAAGTTGCAAGGTGCTGAAATCACTGCTGAAAACAAACTGAAACTGACTCTGAGCGATAACTCTGTTATCGAAGCAGACTTGGCTAAGTTTGTTGATGCACCTAAATCTGCTGATGATTACTGGACTGAAATTAAAGCTTTGGCTACTTTCGGTACTGATGTAAAAGAAGCAGTTAAAGGTGAAGTAGTACAAGACTTGGCTGGTAATACTAAAGGTTATTTGGTATCTGCCTAATAGTTGAATACCCTCTCTACTTCGGTAGAGAGGTTTAACTTCTAGGAGAAGATATGAAAGTAATTCAACCTACTGACCTTCATACAGATGACTTCAGTATATCTAATGGTAAGGTTAGAGTAGTAAAGAATGTTGAGAAGTACAATCTGACATATGAAAGTTCAACAATATTTACTGACCATATCGGTAGAACCATTGATGCAACTAACAGATTGTATTTACAAGTTTCAGATGGCTTTGGCAAGGTTCATATTGATGGTAAGTTCAATACTGCTGTTAATACTAGAATTATTGCTAGATTGCCTGCTAATGCACCTGTTCCAAAGAGTTTGGTTGAAGCAGGTATTTATGTAGGTGAAACATTTGGCTCAATATGGATTAATGCTGGTACAAGAGAAGTATATGCTAGTGGTATCCCTGTTGGTAAACGTATTGTTGTAGACTTAATAGGATTTTTCGCATGATGGTAATTCAACGTGAAGATGTGGATAATGTAACTATCCATATTAATGAAGACCAAAAACTTGCAGTTAAACTTAACTGGGAAGAGCCAAGACAATTTGGTTTTCCTGTTAGTGTAGGCTTCAAGAATGGTCAACTGACCCTTAAAGAAGATGGTACTGAAACAAGAACCAGTGAGAAAAGTAAGTATTTCTTAAAAACTTATGTAGAGAAGTTTCGTTCTAATGTACCAAATATTAGCATTCAAGAAGGCTACGAAGCTCAAGAGTTTGGTAACTATCCAGATAAGTTTCCTAAGAAACGTGATATTGATAGTGATGGTAAACGTCATATCTCCTACGCTATTGTAGATGTATTCATTAATACTAATGGTGAGCTTAAAGGTTTCGGTGCTAATGTTGTAGGTAGTGATGCTGCTGACCCTCGCTATATCGACATGGTTCGTCCTATTGGTTGGTTCAAAGAATCAGTTAATGAACTGCCTGCATTTACTGAAGAGTTTATGAATCAGTTAGAAAGTGCACCTGCATTTGAAATGGTTCATCCTGATTATCCTAATCTGAAGCTTACTTATGAAACAGGTGCAAACAGTGAGATTTCTGTTACCTGTCCAGATACTTCAGCTTTTAATTTGGAAACTGAATCATTTAATGCAAAATTTGCTGTTGCTTTGATTCATACTACTTATGGTGATGATGGTGACTATAATCCTACCACTGTATCATATGCATTAAATGCTCCAGCATATTCGTATCCTAAGTTCGTATACATTACTCTTAAAGCAACTGAAGAAGAGAAGAAACGTCAACAAGGTGCATATGAAGGTATCTATAATCCAGATACTGAAACTGTAACTTGGGGACATACTTGGGGATAATCTATGAGAATCAGTAAAATGATATATGGTAATGATACTAGAGGCTTAAGATGGTTTAATTTGGTTTACCACTTCTTATGGCTCAGTCTCGTACTAGCTCATTTGACTGACCTATTTGTTATTGACCTACCTATGGCATTTGCTGTCGATATTAGTTTATTTGTATGGTTCTTGCTGTGGTGTGTTACTTTGTCCGTGTTCTCCCTTTGCTCTTGTGGTAGAGGGAGACAAGTGGCTAAGTATGTGTCACTACTCTTAGGTTCATTATGTGAGCTTATTATTGCTGCCAAGTACATGGTTAGTTACCCACCACTAACCCCAATGGTGCTCATTAGCTTTGTGTTGTTTGCATGGTTTATGGGTGCTGCATTTTTCACTAAACAGGAAACAAAGATAAAATATGACAACACTACATCCTAGTTATTTGGTGTGTATTGTGATTGTTATAGGCAGTGTTCTTGGTTCAATCAAATCCAGTTTGGATGGAAAACCTTTAAGAAGACGTACCAGAGTGATTAACTTCTTTCTGGGTACTTACTGTGGTATTTCAGTAGCATACTACTACCAAGGTCAATTCGGGGTGAGTCTTTTAGCATTAGTAGCATTAGTTTCATCAATGAATGGTACTAATATCTTGGAGGTGTTAGGGGAAACACTTCCAAGTATTACTAAAAAATGGCTCTATTCAAAAGCACAATTAGAGGAGACTAAAGATGTCTTACAATCTGTCAAACAAATCGAAAGAGAAACTCTCTCAAGTCCATCCGAAACTGAAAGCAGTAGTGGAGAGAGCAATTCAGATTTCAACAGTTGATTTCTCAGTTCTTGAAGGCTTGAGAACAGTAGAACAACAGAAACAAAATGTTCGTAAAGGCGTAAGCCAAACTATGAACAGTATGCACCTGAGACAAGCTACAGGCTATTCTCATGCAGTGGATTTAGTTCCCTATCCACTTAGTTGGGATGCTAAGGGTTTCTACCCTATTGCTAAAGCCATGCAGCAAGCCGCTCAGGAGCTTGGTACAGCGATTCGTTGGGGTGGTGCATGGGTAAACATTACCAGCACAAAAGATTCGCCAGAATCGTTAGTTTTGGCTTATACTAATGCCCGTAGAAAATTGGGTAAAAAAGCCTTTATTGATATGCCCCATTTTGAGGTAATTTTGTAATGTTTGATTCTATTAAATTCTGCCAACGCCGTATTGAAGAATATGAAGTTAAGCTTGCTTTAGCAGAAGCTGAACATGATTCAGCTACTGTTGAGCAGTTGCGTGCAGATATTGAGAATTACACTAAACTCTTAAACTTTTACAATAATAAGAAGTAAGGAATACCATGTCAGATAATGTAAGAATTGCAGAGAACATTAAAGCCATCATTCAATCTGGTGGTTTCAGAGAATCCAAGTTAACAGATTGGGCTAATGAACCTACTGTAGAAGCTTTGAAATCTGACATTAATAATGCCCAAACATTTCATGCTGCTCAGATGAGTAAAATTGATGAATGGGATAAACTTCTTAATTGTGAAACCAATAAGGCTAGTATTAAAAAAGGTCGTTCGGGAGTTGCACCTAAAGTTATCAGACGTTTGGCTGAATGGCGTTATGGTGCTCTCTCGACAGCCTTCCTCAATGAAAAACATCTATTTCATGTGAATGCTTATGCACCTGAATATTTATTTGGTGCAGTACAGAATGAATTAGTATTGAACTTTCAGTTCAATGCTTTAATAGACAAGGTTAAATTCATTAATGACCTTGTGAGAAGTGCTGTTAATACAGGTACAGCTATTGTTCGTGTAGGTTGGGAAACTGAAACTCAAACCAAAGAACATGAAGAACCTGTATATCAATATATCACACCTGACCCTCATCAATACCAGATGTTGCTTATGGCTCTCCAACAAATTGAACAAGAGATGCAACAAACTCAGGTAGAAACACCTAATGAAACTCAAACCTTTCAAGAGTTACCTGAAGATTTTCAAGAATCTTTAAGAGCTTCCTCTCAGTTTGGTAGACCAATTATTGCTATTAATACTGGTCAAACTCAGATTGTCAAAGAAGAGGTCGTTACTAAGAATAGACCCTCAGTCAAAGTTATTCCTAATTCTAGTTTGATTATTGACCCTTCATGTGAAGGTGATTTCTCTCAAGCTAGATTTGCTGTCTATAAATTTACTACTAGTTATTCAGAATTGAAGTCTCAAGGTATCTATAAAAACCTTGATGAAGCTTTTAATGTTGGTTTAGCTGACCTTCAAATGGACAGTACATTCTTGAACCAGAATGATGATATTTATAGCAAAGAGAATTTAGATAAGATTAATAGCTTTAACTTTAGTGATAAAGCTCGTAAGAGAGTTACTGCATATGAGTATTGGGGATACTACGATATTGATAAAACTGGTATTGTTCAAGCTTTTGTGGCTACTATCGTTGGTAATACTGTTATTCGTATGGAACGTAGTCCTTTCCCAGACAATAAACTTCCTTTTGTCGTTATCCCTTATCTGCCTGTATTTGGCTCTGTTTATGGTGAGCCTGATGGTGAGCTTGTCAAAGACAATCAACAGATTATTACCGCTCTAACAAGAGCAATGATTGACATTAATGCACGAAGTGCTAATGCTCAAGTTGCAACACCTAAAGGTTTCTTAGACTCTGTTAATGCAGATAAATTTAACAGAGGTGAAGATTATCAATATAATCCTATTGGTATGCACCCATCTGAAGCTATCTTCATGCATACAGCTAATGAAGTTCCTGCTTCTATTATGGGTCTCTTACAGCAACACTATGCTGAAGCAGAAGCTGCTACAGGTGTTAAAGCATTCCAACAAGGTATTGATGGTAATGCTTATGGTCAGGTTGTACAGGGTATGAGCCAAGCTATTACAGCTATGACTCAGCGTGAATCTGATATTTTATTTAGATTGTCTCAAGGTTTGAAAGAAGTTGGTAACAAGATTGTTGCCATGAATGCTCTCTGGCTCAGTGAAGAAGAGACTATTGCAATCACTCAAAATGAGTTTCAAACCATTAAAAGAGAAGACTTAGCTGGTGATTTTTTCTTAGATGTATCAGTTAAATCTAACAGTGAATCAGAAGGTAAAGCTCAACAGTTAACCTTCTTAATGCAAACATTAGGTAATAATATACCTTTTGATTTGACTAAAATATTCCTTGTTGAGATTAGTAGATTGTATAATCTTGATACTATTACTAATCTTATTCAGAAATATGAACCTCAGCCTGACCCAATCGAACAACAAAGAGTTCAAACTGAGATGGCTGAAGCTGAAGCTAGAGTTGCTAAACTTCGTGCTGAAGAAGAATACTTCTTGGCTCGTAGTAACTTTATTCAAGCTCAAATGGGTCAAGTACAAGCTGATACTGACCAACGTAATCTGGACTTCTTGGAACAAAAAGAAGGCATTACACATGAACGTCAACGTGAGATTGTTGAAGCTCAAGCTAATGCTCAAAACAGAGGTAAGATTGCTCAAGAGCTTATTAAAGGACACAATAGTGCTAGAGTTGCTGATATTAAGGCTCAAGAAGCTAAAGCCAAAGCAGCTCAACAAGCTAAAAATAAATCTGGAAATAAATCTAATGGCTCTAAACCAAAGGTTAAAATTAATAGACAGACTGGCTTACTGAATCCTGAATACAGAGCATTGCCAAGAGGTCTTCATATAGCTGATGGTTTAGGTAACTACATTAGAGGCGATAACCAACAATAGTTTTTTAACCACCATTAAGGACACGAAATGGACATCTTAACCAATGAGGGTAAAAACGAATACGAACTGACTGTAGAGCAGTATCGTAAGAGTATTGAGTTAGGGGAAGCTTTAGAGCGTCTCCGTAACAACCCTGACTTTAAACTGCTAATCATGGAACGTTATCTTAATAATATGCCTGCTGAACTTGCTAAAGTGATGGTTCTCGTAACACGAGAAGAAGCTCGCAAAGATATTACTAATGAGATTATCGGTGTAGGTGCATTGCATAAGTACCTTACCAATGTTCAAAGCAGAAGTCAGGATGCAAGAGCTAACTTGGCTGAGGCACAACGTATGATGCAAGAAGGTGAATACTAATGACTCAAATTGACTATGAAAATCCACAAGTACCAAGCCAAGAAGTACCAGAGGAAGCTACGAACCAAGTACCCGAACAGGTACAAGAGGTTGAGCAGGTTGCCCAGAATCAAGAGCAATCCCTTGAAGATATTATTAATATGTCAGATGAGCAGTTTGACAAATTAAATCCTTCAGATTACGGTTATAAAGAATCTAGTGATGGTTTAGTAGATACTGGCACTAATCCACAAGAACAAGTTGAGCAAGTTCCTGAAGAACAGCAACAAGCTCAGCCTGAAAAAGAATCCAAACAAGACGGTGTTAATCTTGAAGATTTCTACCGTCAAGTCACTGGTGAGTTCAAAGCCAATGGCACAACAATGCAGCTTACTAATGCTGAAGATATTGTTCGTGCAATGCAGATGGGTATGAACTATCAGAAGAAGATGCAGTCAATCAAACCTCATCTTCGTACTCTGAAAACACTAGAACAACATGGTTTGCTAGGCGAAGATAAAGTTAAATTCGCTATTGACCTGTTGCGTCATGACCCATCTGCAATCAGCCAACTCTTAAAGGAATCAAACGTTGATACTTATGATTTGCCTGATGTTGAAGAGAACCCCTACCAATCAAGCACAACTTTGGTGGATGAGCATCAGCTCAAATTTAATGACACCATTGAGGAATTAGGCGGTTATTCACACGGTAAAGACATTCTCAACCAAGTTCAAAGTTGGGATGATAAATCCACAACTGAGTTGTATGAAAAACCTCATTTGCTGTTAACCTTGGCTGAACAAGCAGAAACTGGTCTTTATCAAGATACCATGAGTATTATTGCTAGAGACAGAGCTTTGGGTAAAATCCCAGATAATATGACAGATATTGATGCATACGATTATGTTGCATCTACCTTGTTGCAGAACGATGTACAAGGACGTTACAAGCATAATGTAACCACTCCTGCACACCAACCACAATTACAACAAGTAGTAGGTAACAACATTCGTCAAGGCGTTCAACAAGCTGCTCGTACTGCTCCTGCTGGTTCTACTATTACTAAAGGTGCAGCTACAAATCCTGTAAACGCTCGTATTGATGTAATGGATATTCTTAATATGAGAGATGAAGATTTTGAAGCATTTGGCTCTTTTGAGGATATGCTGAAAAAGTTTAAATAATTTTATTTTTAGAAAGTTAAATCATGAGTGAATTGAATCCTATCCCTACTCCTGCTTATACCCCTACATCTGCTCATAATGCAGATACCTTTACTCCTCGTGCTCATCAGCACAATGACCCTACTGGTGTGTTTGGTTTTCCAATTCCAAGCTCTATCGGTAATCAAAATAAAGCTGCCTTCTACATCAAATCAGTGATGGTTGAAGCTGCTCGCCAACGTAAGTTTGGTGCTTTGGCTTCCACTATCTCTATGCCTAAACATCAAGGTAAACGTATTCGTGGCTGGCACTTCTTGCCTCTGCTGGATGACCGTAACATGAATGACCAAGGTATTGATGCTCGTGGTGTTCAAATCCGTAACGGTAACTTGTATGGTTCTACCAAAGACATCGGTAAGATTGTTGCTGCTTTGCCAGTAATCACTGAAACTGGTGGTCGTGTAAACCGTGTTGGTTTCCAACGCCGTGAAATCGAAGGTACTTTCAACTCATTTGGTTTCTTCTACGAATGGACTGATGAATTTGAAATGTTCGACTCTGACCCATCAGTATTGCAACGTATGTATCGTGAAGCAATGATTGGTGCTGAGAAAATCCAAGAAGATATGTTGCAAATCGACATTCTGAATGGTGCTGGTACTTTGATTTACGCTGGTGGTGCTATCTCTGATGACACTATGGATGACACTTGTCAGTTGTCTTATAAGACTCTGCAACGTCTTGACCGTGCATTGACTGCTGTTCGTACACCTAAACATACCAAAATCATCAAAGGTTCTACAATGACTGATACTCGTACTTTGACCAGTACTCGTTTCATCTTTGTTGGCTCTGAAGTGATTCCTTTGTTGGAAAATATGCGTGATAACTTCGGTAATCCTGCATTGATTAAAGCTCACCAATATGCTGCTGCTACTACCTTGTTGCCTGATGAAATCGGTGCAATCGGTAACTTCCGCTTTGTAGAAGTAGAAGAAATGAAGCATTGGGCTGGTGCTGGTGCTGCTGCTGACCCTAACAAAGGTATGTATTCTACTGACGGTAAATATGACATCTTCCCTCTGTTGTGTATTGGTGAAGATGCATTCTCTACCATTGGTTTCCAAACTTCTGGTACTGGTAATCATGGTAAAATCACTGTTAAGACTATGAAACCAGGTACTCCTACTCGTGATGACCCATATGGTAAAATTGGTCTGACCTCTTTGTTCTGGTACTATGGCATTATGTTCCAACGTCCAGAACGTATCGGTTTGATTAAAACTGTTGCTCCGTTTTAATTAAATGAATGCCCTCCAGAAATGGAGGGCAATAACCTTATCTTGTAATCTAATATAGGACACAAAAAGATGACTAAGCAACAAGCTAAACAAGCAGAACAAGAGATTCTTGAACAAGTAACTGCTAATGAAGAAATGGAATACTATAAGAACCAAGCTAATAGACTTGGTTTGAAGTATCCTGAAAATGTAGAATTAGAAGCTTTAGCTAAGATGGTTAAAGCTAAAATTGAAGAAGGTAATGACAAAGTTCTAGGTAAAGAAGGTGGTTTAACTTCTAAGTCTGCTAAGGTAGCAGAAGAAGCATTGAAACTCTGTCGATTCCGTCTTCATGTACTGAATCCAGCTAAACAGAACTGGACAGGTGAATATATTACAGCAGGTAATGACTATATCCCTCATGTAACTCGTTTTATTCCTTTCCATGCACCTATCGATGGTTGGCATTGTGAAGAGATTATCTTGAGTGTGTTGCGTTATCGTAAATACCAATTAATGCAAGTTGACCCTAGCCAAATGGGTGTTAAAGCTCATGTAGTGAACGTCAACAAGAATAAACTATTGCCTGAGTTTGCTATCGAGATTCTGGAACAACTGACACCAGAACAAATTGCTGAATTGGCAGCAAGACAAGATGCACAAGGCTCTATTGATAAAGAATAAGTAATAAGGACTGTTTGAATGGCTAGTCGCAAGCAATATGAAAAAGAAAGAGAAGTAGAAAAAGTCAAAGGCGTAGCCAAGTATGATAATTCTACTTATGGTACTGACTCTCCTGATTATGTTGCCATTATGGTTGACCAATCAGACAGTCCTACTTCTTTAGTTGAACCAATCCATCATAATGAATTAGATAGAAAGAATACCCTTATTACTGATTCAGGTGTGGCTTGTGAAACTCTTAATATCTGTGTACCTAATATCAATGTACCAGAAGCTACACTAAAACTTACTGAAACCCTTATTAAAGATAGTAAGACAGGTACTGTTACAGAGGCTGATAAAGAAGCCTCTAAAGCTATTGCTAAGTATGCAGATGATATTGATAACTTACCTGATGGTTCGTTGTCTACATCTAATCCTAATCCATTAACTGTAGGTGATATTACATTCTCTAATGCTTCTGACTTGAGCGCATTAGGCTATCCTACACTTAATAAAGATAATCTTTCTGCATTCAGTGCTTTGGCTCAGATGACTAATCCTTTGATTACCAGAGAAGGTGTTACCTGTCGTCCAGAGACTGAATTACCTATTCCAGAGTTTACTGAATCTCAAGAACGACAAGCAGAGATTGAAGACTTACTGGCTAAGCTTCAAGACTTAATCGGTAAAGAAAATGCTGTCATTCCTGACCCAAAACCTATTGAGAATAAAGAGCTGACTGAACGTATTACTGATGGGTCAGGTACGTTTGATAATATGTCTACAGCTCTTCTGAACCAACTAGAATATGCTAAGAATAGAGGTTTGATTGCATCTGATGATGTAGCTCAAATCTATTCTCAATCTCTCCCTCAATCTATGCAAATTGCTGCTCAGTTCACGCTTGAGAAAGAACAAGTGTACTGGGCTAACCTTGTTGCTAAGGCTCAATATAATCAAACTAATGTAGCTGCTATGCTGGCTCAAATTGAGCTTCTGATGTTCCCTCAAAAGGTTAAACTGGCATATGCTCAATTAGATGCTCAATTAAAACAAACAGAAATTCTCCGCTATCAAGCAGAAGTACAAAAGGCTCAGATTCCTTTGGTAGCTGCTCAAATTGACCAAACAAGAGAGCAAACAGCTCTTATTTGTACTCAGAATAAGCTTGCCTTAGAACAGCTTGCTCAAGCTGAAATTGACCGTAAACTGAAACAAGCTCAGTTAGATGGTGCTTTGTTTGATATTGAAACCAAGAAACAACAAGCTCAACAGAGTGCTGTTCAAACACAACTTCAACTGGTTCAAGTGGAACAAGCTAAAGAACAAGTTAAGGTTACTAATACTCAATGGCAAGCTGGTGTTAAACAGCTCAAACTCATTGATGTACAAGTTAAACAGGCGCAGGCTCAAATCAAGACTATGGCTCAACAACTGTTGAGAGATAAAGAGCAGACTCACTTGGTTAAAGCTCAAACTGCTACTGCTTATGCTCAGTTGACTATGACTACTGAACAGATTAAAGCTGCTAGAGCACAATACAGTGACACTATTGATGGTGCAGAAGTAGGTGGTTTGTTGGGTGCACAAATCAGTGTACACAAAATGCAGGCTGAATGTTTTGACCGAGATAGTTACTACAAATTCTTCTCTCAATTACAGTCTGGCTGGGCTACTAAGAAATCTTCTGACTTGGCTACATTGTCACCTAACTCGTTTACAGCATTTGGTTTGGATAGAGCAGTCAATTTCTATGCAACCAAATACTTTAATATGCCTAAGAATACCTTCGAGTTGCCTACTAACTATCGAGATTATCTGTCTGATGCAGAGATGGACGGTGAAGTAGCTACACCAAGTACAGATAATGCTACTGTTAAACCGAAGGCTTAATTATGGGTTTGAGTTTAGGTGGTCATAAGACTACTACTTACGGTATGCAGCAATTCAGCCCTATGAATGGTGGTTGGATTGCTGACCCTGTTTCTACAGCCTCTGCTAGTGCTGTAGCTCAGGGAAGTAGCATTCCTGATGGTATTAAGAATATGTTTGAGTCTGGTTCTGGATACCAGATGAGACAGTACTATCAGCTTGCTACTCGTAGGTGGAAGAAAAGACTTATTGAGTGGGAAATGAAGTTAATGTCTTCTAAAGATACTGTTGTTAGTAGTAAATCACTACGGCAACAGTTTCCTACTCTTCAAGGTAAGCAAATCAAAATAGTTCAAACAGACTATCACTATAACATTAATGGTGCTAAATATTTCTATGATATGGATAAGCTTGGTTTCAATGATTTTGATTCTACAAGTATTGTCCTATCAGCTATTAGTCCTGCAACAATGTTAGGTGATAACTTAAGTAGGTCTTGGGTTATTGGTTCAGATAAAGCCAATAATAATAGACCTGCTATCTTATTGCATCCTCAAGATACTGCTCCTGCTAATGTTACTGTAGCTAAAGTAGTTGATTACTCTCCTGAAGAATCGGTAGGTGTTGTTTACTGGGAAACCTCTGAAACACCTAAAGAATCTACCTATTTACCTGATTATAACCTTGCTATTGATGTATCTACTGAAATTAATGATTTACCTATCGGTAATGATTGGGTAGCTCTATCTCAAGTATCTGACTGGGAAGATGATGGTTTCTTTATTGATAGAGCTGGTATTCATGTAGTTGATAATTCAAGAATTGAAGAGAAACAAGAAGAGCAACAGCTAAGAACCAATATTGAATATAAAGTAGTAATGGAAGTCAGAAGAAGTGGTTTGAAGTTATTCTATCGTTTCCGTGTAGATAAATATGAATATAACAAAGAAGGTTATATCTGGGCTACTGAGAAAGGTGAGTCAGAAGTTGGTGTAAGAGATTATTTCCAGAATCTGAATAAGATTAAAGAATCTATTAAGAAAACATGGAAAAGCTCTGACCCTAAGACTAAATCTACCTTTAAACCATATCCATATCTTCCTACTAAAGAGATTGGTCATGAAATCATGAACTGGGATGGTACTGCTAAGTATATTGATGCAGTAAATACCATGAATGGTTTAGGTGAATATGAAGAACAATCTGAACCAGATATAGGTAAAGGTATTAGCAAAGAACAGCGTAAGGAAGCTTTATCTAAGAAAAGAGCTAAGAAACCAGAAGAACCTAAATTAGAAGACACCCCTGGTATACCTATTTTTGGTAAGGCTCATCGTTATCAAAAAAGAATGGAAGAGTACAACAAGAGGGTAGGTTTGATAAACAAATCTACTAGAGCTAAGCGCACTCTTGCAGGTACTAGAAAATATACTCGTAAAGCCAAGCCTAAAGGTCATTTAATTGATAAGAGTGATAAGAAATACTTAGAACTCTTAGCTGGTAAATTAGGTCAAGACTATAACTTCGTAGCAGCATCAGTTAGTCAGATTCCTGACAAGCATAACGTGATGAATGCTGCTATGTGTGTATCTGTACCTTTTGGTTCTAACTTTGATGAAGCAGACCATTATTGGTATAGATACTTCGATAAGATGTACGACATCGTTGGTGAAGGTGGTTATGAGCAATTTAAGAATGCAGTAGAGAACTCTGCTATTGACATGAATACTGCTCGTAATCTTCCCTACTACCGTATGGATTTTAATACACCTAATGGTCAGTATGGCGGTATGCTTGGTTTTGCATATATTCGTAAATTCCGTATTAAAGGTACTCTTCGTAAGACTCAAAGAGGAAGAGTTAGATATGAAATCAAACGAGGTATTCTGACTGATATTTACAACGGTACTCCTGAAGAAATTAAAGAAGTACTGTTGAATCCTACATTAGACCAAGTAAACGATAGATACCATACCAGTAAAAACGGTAAAGAATACAATGTTGGTGACGGTAACGCTCTAAGAACTCTTACTAGGTATGGCAGAGTTGTACCTACTTATACTAAATCATTTGAAAGTATTACAGAGAATCTATTAGACCCAGCTCATGATGAGTATGTTAAAAAGTTATCTGTTCAAATATATGAAGCATACCAAGCTCACCTTGAGTACTTAAAAAAACAGGCTAATCCTTCTGGTTCTTCCAACGATACTAACTTCACTAGACCTAATCTTGACCCTGCTATGGCAGTATGGAAAGCAAGTAGAAGAGGTGCTACTACTTACTATACAGGTAGTGGTTACAGAGGTGAGGATGGCTTAGCCTTAGATTGGGATAACAATGTAGGTAGACTTATCTTTGACCGCTTTGGTTACACTTATATGTGTAAGAAAGTAGGTGATGATGAGATGGATGTTATTGCTGTTGCTGGCTTAGTATTTGGCACATATAACAGCTATGATAACAGTATCAGTGATGACCGTATTCATGGTGTAAATATTGTAGGTAGAGCCAATACACAACTAGAAATCCATATCAATAGAAATAGAGCACATTATCTTCTAGGTATAAGCTGGAATAACGTAAACGTATACGTTGAATACGGTAGTGGTTCAGGTAAGTATCGTTACAATCAACAGATACGTCAGTTCTGCGTAATGCCTATGGATTACAAGGTCTATTCTAGGCTAGGAGCAGCTTCTCAAGCGAGGTTAGCACCTAGAGTAATCCAACAGCAAATGTGGCAGAAACAGCGTGTAAGACAGCTTAGAGGTTGGGTAGCTACTGTTGTTCAAATCATTGGTTTCATTATTACCATTGTTGTGAGCGTATTTGGTACACCTGCTTCTGGTGCAGCAGTACAAACTGGTGTACAAGCTATTATCCAAGTAGTTAAACAGATTATTATTGGTTTGATTATCTCTTTTGCTATTGGTCAAGTATTGAAATTATTGATTAAGGTACTTGGTTTAAAAGGTTTTATTGCATTAGTAATTGCGGTTGTAGCGGCTATGATTGTTGCAGCTTATTCTGGCTATTTAGACACTTCTGCATTACCATTAGCTTCAGAAACAGCATCTCAAACAGTTGCTCAATCTGCACCAGTAATTGCTAATGAAGCCATTAGACAAAGTATTATTCAGAGTATTGTAAACAGTATTAAAAACAGTATTCAGAGTATTCTTCAACAAACACTTAAAGAAGCTATTAATACTTCCATTAAGTTAGTTGATATGGCTGTAAAAACAGTTACAGCAGAGAGAGCTGCTCAAATGCAGGCAGCTCAAAATGACTTTATTGAGAATCAACGTCAGTACCAAGAAGCAATGAAGTACTTGGATGACTTACAGGAATCTAACGAGAAAAGCATTCAGCCTTACGATGTTAAAACTGTATTAAATTCCCTTAGAAGTAAGTTACAGCTAGAAGTTCCTGATATGTGGATGGAATCTAGACTTGTTACTGATAGTGCTCAAGCATCTGAAAGTTACCTTTCAGCATTCCTTGAATCTAAATTAAATCTTGACCCTATGTTATATGAAGCAGTAAGGTCTTTAGATTTCAGTCTTCAACCTCCTAAAACGGTATAGAAATATGGATTACACTCTTAGTTCTTTAATGAGACCACAACCTAATAATGGTATTAATTTATATGGTCAACCAGTGGGTAACTTCAATACTCTTCCTATCCAGTATCCTTTAACCCATGATATTAATTTGTATGGTCAGTCTACTGGTTTTAATCTTACTCCTACAGACCTTCAAGCTACCTTTGCATCTGGTGTAGATGCATTAGGTAGATTTGGTATTGGTAACACTACACCTCAACCTGCATTTGTTCCTAGAGCATCTGATTACACACCTATCCCTCAAGTTAATAATACTTCTGCTGGTTTAGGTGGAGTTGGACAAAACAATCGTAATACTACTTGGACTGGTTCAGACTGGGCTAATTTAGCTACTGCTGGCGTACAGCTCATGGGTTCTCTTGGTTCTCTATGGATGCAGAATAAAGGCTATAAATTAGCTAAACAGCAGATGGCTGACCAAACTGCATTGAATAGAGCCAACTACAGAATGCAAGCAAAAGCATGGAATAACTCTCAAAGAGATATTGCTTCTGGTCGTGGTTTGGCTGTAATGAGTTCAAGTCAAAAATCTGCTTTAGGTCGTCAAGCTAGAGGTAGATTGGTAGAGGAAAGTTATTAATGTATGCTTTCATGTATCCTGTCGAGGATGACCTTGAGTCAGATGTTATTGCAGAATCAGCAGTACCTGAACTCTACAAAAGAAGAAAAATAGAAGAGCAAAGACTTGCTCAGATTGAGCAGATGACTAAGTTGTACACACAACCTTTGTCTGAGCAATTAAGTGCTTTGAGTAGACCTACTGATTTGACTTATCAAAATGATGGTCAGTATATAGATGACCCTACTCAAGCAGATACAGGTGCTTTTGCTTTAGGTAGAAGTACACCTACCGGACAACCTGTATCTACAATTCCTGCTGTTGTTCAGCAACCTGTAGAACAAGCACCTGCTCAATATGTTCAACCTACTGTAAGTGGTAATGCAGCTCAACCAGCACCTGTACAAAGTAATGGTGGTAAGTCTTTATCTGCTGGTGTACAGCAATGGAGACCATTAGTTACTGAGATTGCTAATAAATATGGTATTGACCCAGAAAAAGCATTAGCTATCATGCAAATTGAATCAGGTGGTAAAGCTGGTATTACCAATCAGAAGGGTGCACCTTATGGTGGTTTATTCCAAATCTCTACTAAGATTAAAGGTTGGAATGACCCTAGAATCAATACAGAAACTGCACTTAAGCAGATGGCTACTAGAAGCAATATGTTTAAGAAAGCATACGGTCGAGAGCCTTCTGCTGGTGAATTGTATTTAATGCAGCAACAAGGTGAAGGTGGTGCTATGGCATTGCTTAATCCTAAGAATGCTAATAGACCTGTAGAGCAAGTATTGGCTGAAGTTCCCGAATGGAAACGTAGATATGGTGGAGACCCTAACAAGGTATTGAACCATGTGGTTAAAACCAATGGTGGTAGTGCAGGTATGACTGCTGCTCAATTTGCTTCTCAATGGATTGGAAAGGCTAATAATGTATACGGTAATTCAGGGACTGTGGAAGCTTCTAATGGCAGTAGCAAGCCTACTCAAGTGGCTCAACGGAAAGTCTTAACTTCAGAAGCTAAACCACAATCTAAGAAAGAGTACAAAAGACAGGTACTCAATGATGAAGCATCTAATATCAAAGCTCAAATGGATGAAATTCAGAAGCATATGAGTTTACCTAATGTTAATCAAGCTACATTTAATGCTTTACAAGGTAGATTTAAAGAGTTGAAACTTACATATGATGCTATTAACAGAGAAAAAGGAAGAATTTAATTATGGCTAGTGCACAAGAATTGTATAAGTGGAATCCACTTCAAGGTCAATATTCAGGCTATACCAATGCAATCAGAGCAGCTCAAACAATGGGTACTGCTATTGATAATCTAGGTGTACGTCTAGGTGATGTTGGTAAGATGATGGCTGATAGATATGACAGGATTCGTAAAGAAGATACGGAATATAATACAGCTCAAGCTTTGACTGAGTTGGCTCAGATTAAAGACCAGAAAGGCTCACAGGAAGCTTTGCAAAATGGTACTCTCAATGCTTCTCATTGGAATGGTTTACATGGTAGAGATTTTGATTACAACAAGCTTACATCTGCTGTATCAAATATCTATGGTGATACTCTTAAAAGAGCAGAGAACATAGATACTTTGCGTGATTATGCTCCTGAAGGTAAACAAGCACTTATTGGTGCTAGTACAGCTATTACATTAGGTGACCCAGCAGCTCTTTATAGAGCTATTGATAATGGTCAGTTTATGTCCAATAAAACTATTGGCGATGTAACAGCAGACCAATTAAAACAGTCTAATAGTAATAGAGAATATGGTCTTCGAGAAGCATCTACAAAATCTACTATTGAAAATACTAAGTTTAATCAAGCTGTAACTGCGTATGAAAAAGGTACAGAAATTTATACTGCTTCTCAAGAGGAAATAAAAAATAATGAAGCAATTAAACAAGCTAGAACTGCTGCATTTAGTACCTTACAAGGTCTAGCTCGTAATTCAGATGGTAGTCTCCAACCAGGTGAGTTAAGTAAAGTAAATAGTATTTATCCACAAGTTGTTAAAGCTGGTTATCAAGGTTCTCAACAAGATTTTGTTAATGAAGTCACTAATGGTACTTTTGGTGATAACAGCTTTCCTGCTTTATCTTATGATGCACAAAATAAGTGGAATATTTATAAAGCTGCTTTTGGAGACAGATTTTCTGGTATTACTAATGCTACAGGAGCATCTATCGAAGCTTTGGGTAATCCAACAGCTAATCAACAACCAGCTCAAAATGGTCAACAACAATCACAACAACCACAACAAGGAACTAGTACAGGTGGTACAAGAGGTACAACTGTAACACCTCCTAAAAATGCTTTAACAAAGGACGGTAATGGCAATCTAGGAAGAGACAACTTCAATATTGGTGAAGGTGTAAAGATTGGTGGAACAGACTCAGATGCTTTCTTTAATTTAAGTGATAGCCCTAGAACCAGACAAATTCCACAAGGTTCTTACCAAGCTCATGTAGTACCATTTGTTGATAACAAAGCCTTGGGTAAACCATACAATGCTAGTACTAAAGATGGTATTGACTATAATAGTGAGTTCAATAGTTTGAACATAAGCCAAGGTGATGCTAAGCAGTTACAGAAAAGTTATACTAGAACTGTAAAAGACTTTACTGGACGATTGGAAGCTGCTGCTAATAATAAGATTACAAGTGCTATTGGTCTAAATAACAAGGGTGCTAGAACTCTTATTAATACACTTACTTCATCTAAACTACCTGATAAATTGATTAAAGAAGTAGGAGCTACTTCTCGTGAACAGCTTCTCTATCAATTACAGAATGATTTAAATGGTAAGAACTTGAAACAAGCTGAAGAGCTGTTTAAACAATACCTCGACCCTCTCTTAGAGCACTCTTACACTAGCAATGATTGGTATGGTTTAACAGCAGATGTAAAAAGAAGAGCTTTAGAAACAGCAAGACAGACTGGATTTAATACAGATAATCTAGTAAATATCCTCTCAATTATTGCTGATGGTTCTCTTAAAGGAGATGAGCTTAAATCTGCTGTTACCGGTTTATCTGCCATGACTCCTTCCAATGTAGCTTTTGTTAAAAACATGGTTAATACTCTACAGGCAAATAAAGATTATCTGAACTCTAATGAGTTTAAATCATCCGTTTATTCTCATCTTATTCAACAGAAAGATTTTAAAGGTAATCCTCTTAATATTTTTGCTGGTGAGTCTGACCTAATTCAACAACGTACAGAAGCAAGTCAACGTGGTAAAAATATTGGAAAAAATGCAGTGAAAGCTGCTGCACAAAAGGCTAAAGAAAATGAAATTTTAAATAGTGCATTTAGAAAAGTAAGGACATTCTAACAACACCATATTAAACCTACTAGCTAGACTAGTAGGTTTTTCTTTATGTGGTTATAATCGTCCTGTAAATCTAACACTAGGATAAACCATGAGTGACTATAAACAGCTCCGCCAATCAGCTTTGAATAGAAGCTTAAAAGATTATGCTTACAATGTTGTACCTACTGGTAATGCATACCAAGACTATGCAGTATCCAGAGGTATCTCAGTAGACCAAGCTAGAGCAGACCATTTACAAGAAGTAGCTCTGAGAAAGAAAGCAGAGTTAGAGGGTATTAAAGCAAAACAACAACAAGAACGTCAGTTGCGTGCATTAGCTGGTGAATCACCTGATAAAGTTAATAGAGAAGTGGCTATTGCAGAACAGAATGCTTCTACTATGTCTGGTGCTCAGCGTCTTCAGAATGTAATGAATGGTGGTTATGACCCAGAGTTCTCAAGAGATTTGGATAACAAATCACCTGAAGAATTGGGTATGTTGTATGGTGCAGAGGTACAAGCATTTGCTACACAAAGAGCTAGAAATGAACTTTCTGCTATGGCTACTACTATGTCAAACAGAGGTGAAGAAGGTTCTGCTCTCGGTGCCGTGATTCAAGGTGCAGCTCAAGGTACTGCTAATCTATTGAATACAGCTAATACACTTATTCATCAAGGTATCTCTGCACCTACTAAAGCTGTATATGACTCTTTAACTTCAGATGATGATTACAGTACTGCTTTGCGTAAAAACTATGCACAAGGCTGGAGAGGTCATAACGAAAACCAAGATAGTCTTGATGGGTTCTTTGGTCAATTTGATTCTGAAGCCCAAGCCAATGAGAAGAAATCTGATATGGCTACTAGTCAGCTTGCTGAAGCATTACGTTTGCGTAACGAACGTCAGTATCGTAATGAAACAGATATTGATTGGGAAACAGCTAGAAAAGCAGCAGCTAAAGATGCTGACACTTTAGATAACTATGGTAAGAACATTAGTAAAGAAAAATTGTTTACTGGTGTTGGTGAACAGATTCCTCAACTGGCTCTTGCATATGCAACTGGTGGTGCTGGTAGTGCATTACTCAAAGGCGCAGGTAAAGCTTATGCTGGTAGAGGTGCATTATCTTTTACTGAGAGAGCTGTTGCTAAATTAGGTGAAACTGAGCTGAATAAGCTTGGTTCTATTGGTGCATCTATTGGTATTGGTGCTGAAGCAGGTGCTCAAGACTTTGTAGGTGCAGGTGCTGATGCATATAAAGCAGTAGAAGAACTTCCTCAAGAAGCATTAGATAAGTCTTCTAACTATCAAAAATTGATTAAATCTGGTATGTCTCCTAAAGAAGCTAGAGAGGCTCTTGCAGTTGAAGCAGCAGAAAAAGCAGGTACTAAATCTGGTCTTATTACTGCTGGTTCTGCTGGTGCATTAGGTTCTATCTTTGAGAAAGCTCTGTTTGGACTAGGTGGTAAACTCACTAAGAATAATGCCATTCTTGGTCTTGGTTCACCTGCTACTGAAGCTTTCTCTGAAGGTTTAGAAGAGTATTGGAATAATACTGCACCTAAAGAAGCAGTGAATGATGTACTAGGCTATAACTACCATGCTGACACATCTATCTACTCTACTTCAGCAGTAACTCAAGCAGCTTCTATTTCTGGTTTGGTAGGTGGTGCTGGTAATGTTAGAACTACTGCTTCCTTAGCAGGTCAAGCCATTATGGGTTCTAAACCTGCTCAATACATTAAGAGTAAAGCAGAAGAGTATGTTGAGAAGAGAGCAGATGCTAAAGATAATGGTGCATCTACTATTGAATCTGTTGCTACTTCCTCTACTAATTCTGCTACTAAGAGTGTGATGAATGACATTTTGGATTCTTTTGCACAAAATACAGGCAGAGACAGAGCAAGCTTTACTTCTAAAGATTATAAAGACTTCTCTAACTACTTTGCTCAAGAAGTAGCTAAAGCTAAAGCCAATAATGATACTCAAAGATTGGATGAACTGGCTGAAGTATCAGGCAAAATTCAAGAAGCTGTTAAACAAGATATTACTGACATTATTGGTCAAAAAGGTTTTGCAGACTTGCAGAATTTAGCTGCTAAGTTTGCTGCTATTACTGACCCTAATATTCCTGACAGTACTAGAGAACAACTTAAAAAAGACTTTACTGACTCTCTTGCAGTAGCTGAACAAGCTAATAAAGATATTAAACAATACTTGAAATTGCTTAATAGTAAGTTCATTAAACAGATTAATGACGAAGATGCTTCTCAAGCAGCAGATTTCGATATTTCTTCTGTTATTGGTTCTACACCTAAGAATCTGTCTTCTATCTTGTTCTCTGCTAATAAGAAAGTAAAAGACTTTATTCAAGCAAATCCAGACAAAGCATCTCAAGTATTTGATGCTTGGTTCAATACTGTTGCATCTAAAGCCAATAAAAACAGTATGGACACTGAAACCTTGAATGATATTAAAGGTAGTGTTCAGGATATGCTCGGTGCTTTAAAACAAAGTTCAAGCATGAACAATGCATTTACACAAGTAACTGTAGACTCTGTTCAATCATTCTTGGATAGTATTGACGACACATTGTCAGATAAAGAGTCCAAAGCAGTCTTTGAGAAATGGTTAGACCCTAAGAAGGGTATTCTGTCTTATGTAGTAGGTGCTGAAAATAATCCTAACCTGTTGGATAGATTAGCAACATTTAACCAGACTCAAATTGCTAAAGTACAGGGTTTAAATAGCCTGTTAAATAGTAAATCCGTCAAATTAGATGGTGATGGTAATTATGTAGTTGACCAAGTTGTTCGTCTGCCTAACGGTAAAGTATTGATGCAACAAGATGGTAAGACAAAGGCTGTATTTAAAAAACCTGCTGATGTACAGAAGTATCTTGATGCTGTAATGAGAGACTCTGGTGATTTCTTTACAGTAGCTAAAGATACATTTAGTGCTTTTGCTAAGAATAATCAGACATCTGGTAATACTCAAAGTACTGGTTCAAACCAAACTAGCCAATCCTCTAATACCACTAATAATGCTGGTAGTAATACTGGTTCGTCTACTGGTTCTACACAATCCTCTGGTACAACTAACAATCAATCGAACCAAAGTAATACCTCTAGTAACTCAAACACTACCAATAATACTGGTAGTCAATCTAGTGGCAGTACTTCTAATACTTCATCTAACATCAATTCTAATAGTAGCTCTAATAGTACTAGTAACAGTAATACCAATACTAGTGGCTCTACTAATAGCAATACTGGTAATACTCAAAGTAATCAAACTAATAGTTCTAATACTACTGGTTCTACTAATTCATCTACAAATAGTTCTACTACTAATAGTAAAGCAAACTCTAGTAAACAATCCAAACAAGGTGACTTATTTGAAGATGTAGAAGAGAACTCTGAGCCAATCATTGCAGAAGATAAATCAAAAACTAAATCTGAACCGAAATCTAAAGCTAATAAAGAAGCTTCATCTAAGACTACTGATGACACTCAAGGTGATTTGTTTGAGGAAGTTAAAGAAGAATCTGAACCTATTATTGCTGAGGATAAGACTAAGGCTAAGAAAGATGAGAAAACCACATCAGAAACCGCTCAGGATGAGCAGGAAGCTACGTCTAAGGAAAAGTCTAAGGAAACCCCTAAGACTGAAGAGAAAGCCTCTAAAACTGAAGCTAAGGCTGAAGAAAAGGTAAATACTTCTGATGGTTTGATTAAAGATTTAGAAGACTCTGGTTTAATTATTAAAGATTCAAGTATTGTAGGTGAAGTATCAGCTCAAGACAGTAACTATGTATTCTCTGGTGGTTCTTTAGGTGCAGAAAGCATTTGGACTGCTATGTTGAATGCAGGTAAAGGTATTTCTGCTGACAAGATTGCTAACTTTGTAGCTGAAGCTACTGAACAAGTTATTGGTACTAACATCATACTTCACACTGATTTTAATGATAAATTAGCAGACAATGTTCGTAGCATTCTTGAAGATAATGCTGAAAATCTACCTCAACGGTTTACCGATAAAGTAAAAAAACTGATTGAAGCATCTGAGAACGCTCTTACACCACTAGAGATTAAAACAGCTAACAAACATCTCATGGAAGCCCTACAGGTTATGTGGGCTAGTAGTGTTGTAGCTGTAGCTCCTGTTACTGGAAATATTCAATCTAATATATTGACTACTATTGGTTTGGCTCTCCGTAAAAAAGCACCTATTTATGTATTGGATACAGTTAGTGCTGATTGGTATCAGGTAACTGGTTTTGATAAAGACAAACAAGGTAATTATATTTATCAAGCCAATAAAGTTAAAGGTGGTATTCCTCCTAGCAATTTGCTGAAGAATGGTTCTGTTGCCTTTACAGGTACTCAAGATAAGTTAGCAGATAACAATGCAACCATTAGTAGAATGGCTGAGTTTGTTCATTCTCTTACAGGTAAAAGCTCTAAAGTAATTAATGAAGCTTTGAATGAAGCTTTGGTAGAAGCTGGTTATACTGTTGATGAGGGTATCTACAAAGCAGATGAGCAAATTAAAGTTGATGTTGAAACTGTTGTTACTCCTGTAAGTGAAGTCAGCAAAGATGCTACTGAAAACTTTAGAGATGAAGTTGCTGATAAATTCTTTGAAGCCACTAAGGAAAAAGATGATGCTCTGGATTTGAGTATTAATGCTTATAAATCTGGTTATTTCATTGAAGGTGATTCTTTCTTGGAAAGATACCAATCAGGTAGTATGAATGTCTATACTAAAACTTTGGAAGTAATTGCTGATATTGCTAATGCTTCTAAAGAAGACAAAGCTTTGGCTATTCAAGAATTGAATCCTCAATTAACTGAAGAAGAAGCTACTGAACTCGTTGAGAAAGATTCTAAAAATGTAGATGATATTCTTAATGCTGTTAGAGAAGCTTATATTCTGGTTGAGAATAAGTTTGCTACTTCTAAATTGAATCTTGACCCAGAACACGTCACTCAATTATCTGGTGTATTGAATTTCTACGGTAAAGATGAAGAAGGTAATTATGTATTACCTAAATCATTCTTGATGGCTACAGCAGTAGGTCTGACTGATGCTATTGCTTATGGTTTAAGTGGTAGAACAGAAACCAATGATAATACTATCGAGAACTCTGGTATTAGCAGTGATTCTGTTATTACTACTAGATTTAATCCTGATGTGATTAATAGTAAAAAAGCTGATGGTACTCTCAAAATTGATAAAGCTACTTTTGAAGAGCGTCCTTTAGAACGAAATGATTTACCAAGATTGGGTACTGACAAAGGTACTTTGATTAATGAGTTAGGTAAATTCATGCAGAAACGTCTTGGTTTGAAGTTTGATGCTTCTACACCTGTTGACGCTAAGAAGGGTATGATTTCATCTCTTGGTATTGAATTATTTAACCTGATGCAAGAGAAATACCTGATTAGAGACACTAGAGTAACAACTGGTGATTTGTCTATGACGCTCTCTAAGATGACATTCTCTGGTGCTCCATCACTGCATATGCCTCATTCTTATGACTTGGCTCTACGTCAGTTGATTCATGAAACTCTTAACCCTAATAGCGAATATGCTATTTATGACCAATATCGAGATGGTGCTGTAAAAGTAAAAAATCAGTTTGAGTATCGTACAGCAGAAGATGCTAGAACTCGTTTTGCTAACTTAAACTTCACTAATGCAAACCTTAATCCTGAAGCTGCTTTGGTTTCAGCAGTGAAAGCTACAATCAATCCTCTGTATGAGAAAATTCTTTCACCAGACAGAATCCATGATAAAGGCTATGCAGTTACTGCTAAAGGTGAACCATCTCCTTTCTCTGGTACTTTTAATAAGAAAGTTAAACGTGAACCTGAAGCAGCAAAAGAAGCTAAGAAACGTCAATCTGAAACTCCATTCAAAGTAAATATGGATGCTTTGGCTCTCTTTAAGTCTAACCCTGATATGTTCTTGCGTACTATGGGTTACAAAAATCTTGAAGATTACAGAGACTCTATTCCTCAAGTTAAAGAGAGTATTTCCAGCTTTAATAGACAGCTTATTGGTCAGATGGAAATGGTTAACGAGATTTTGGAAGATATGGCTAGAGCAGGTTTAAAACCTGAAGATGCTTATCTCTATTTCCAAAATAAAACAGTAGCTAACCAACGCCTAATGCAGGTAAGCAGTTTTAATCCACAATCAGGTAAAGTATTGCGTGAAATCTTCCAACCTGTTGCTGAACCAATTTCTGCTGAAGAAGTTAGAGCTATGGCTGCTGAGAATGGTAATGTAGAGCTTACTGAAGGTTATGTAATGCCTGTTGATGTTTTAGAGGGTTTTGCTAAGGATTGGGAACATGGTATCCAGTTAGACTCTGACAGAGACCTTGTTGGTGACATTAATCGTGTTGCTGACATTCTTAAAGCAGACTTTGAGAACAAGACTATTACTGAAACTGATGCACAAACCAGAAACCAAAGAAACTTGTTTATGGCTATGGCTCAAGGTTTAGGTATTAAAGTAGAGCGTATGACTGAGCATAATGCTCTGTATAAGCTTGCCTCTAAAATTAATACTAGTCTCATTCAAGACATGATTGCTGTACAAAGAGCAGCATTGAATGGTGAAGAAGTTATTACAGATGAAGAACTGGCTAATGAGTTTGTGAAAGAGTTTGGTAATGGCACTAATAGAGCATTTGCAGCTATCAGAGCCATCACTCAATACCTGTATCAACCTAACGGTAAGTTTGATTCATATCTATTCTTTGAGACTGATGGTATTACTAATGGTACTTCTAACTATACTGCTCAAGATGGTGTGATGGATGCTGGTTTCTTACAGTCTGTTGGTATTTTCAGTGGTGATTTCTTAATTAAACAATTAAGTTCTCTGCAAGAGAAAGGAATTGATGTAGCTACTCTTACATCAGATGAGGCTTCCAGATTAGTAGGAGGTTTATCCCCATTACTAGAAAACCATGCTGTACAAGATACTTATGAGAAAATTGCTAAAGCCATTAATAGAGTAATTAGTAAATATGACCTGAATACACAAGGTAAACTTTATATGTCCCGTATTGGAACAGATGAGATGCCTAAGTATCAAGGAATGCTGTACAGAATATTGCCTAAAGAATTTATTTCTTCAGGTAATCTATTTAATCTGGTTAGTAATGGTGAATACATGACTACCTTGAAGTCTACTATTGCTGGTTCACAAATTGCAGACCTTATTAATACGATGACTAAGACTTTCCCTCAAATTGCAGTAAGACAACCTGACGCTAAATTGGAGTTTGCAGGTAAAGAATACTCTCCAATGGAAGTATTAAAAATGCCTCTTTCTCATTTTATTGAAAATGTGATGTCAGAGATTTCAGTAACATCTATTCCACGGTCTATTGCTAAAACACCTGCTCAGCCTTTGACTTATGGTGGCGGTACAGATGGTATTTTGAATCAGCTATTAGGTGACTGGAATTCTTCTTTGATTGATTTGGTAGAGAAGACTCGTAAACTTACTGCTGAAGGTAGTCCTGAAGCAGAGAAGTACCAAGATTTGATTGAAGCATTGAGACCTACCTTTGGTGGTGAAATTAGTACTGAGGATATGGGTAATGCTCACTATATGGGTAAACTGGCTAATACTATTATCAAACGTGGTAAAGAGTCAGTTAAAAATAATGTAGGTAGTGATACTGTATATGCTTCAGAAACAGTGTATGAACCACTCATTACAGCTAGACGTGTATTAACTAAATTTGCAGATACTCGTGTTATGCAAGCTTATGTAGAACTTACACAAGCTATTGCTGATTGGCGTATTAAAAATGGTGAAGAGAAAGGTCTTACTGAAGCTGACCCAGAATGGTGGTTGTATCCTAATAAGAAAGAGTATGACAAGATTGAACGTAAAGCTTACGATAGAGCTGGTTTGGTTACTGCTTTAACTGATATTATTAAATTCGGTAGAGAGTTGTTTAATGAGCTTAACTTGATTGGTGATACTACAGCAGCTAATGCTACTCCTAATGTTGTATCTCCTACATCTACTGCTCAAATCAACAAAGAATATCGAACTAGAACAGCTCTGGCTTTAGCTCAGATTAAGCACATTACTGCTGTAGGCGCAAAAGTACTGACTGACTCCCTGGTTTCACGAGAGACTGTTGTACAGGATACAGTACTGAAAGCAATGGACAGATTGGGTATCCGATTCCTGAACGTATATGATGGTTTGGATGCATTGTGGGAAGCTGCAAAACTCTTCTCTAAAGTAACCAATGAAGCATTCTTCAATGCTCATGCTGACAACAATATGTCTAAAGAACAGTATCAATCTATGATTAATGCAAATATCTTGGAAAACCGTTTACCAACACTTGATGTTAAAAAGGTAGATGCATTACTTAAAGAAGCAGGTAATTATAGTGTTCGAGGTGATATTGTATCTGACGGCAGTACGCTTAAAATATTTAGGAATACTTTGATTGCTAATAGTAAAAATTATTCTTTCAAAGTAACTCCAAATGAATTAAAAGCTCTATCTCGCATATTTAAATCAGAAGAACTATTAACTAAGGATGTTGTTCAGGCACTTGAGTCTGGTAATGGCATTATTATGGATGGTTCAATATTTGCCAAACTGATTGTGTATTATGCTTCTCAAACTCCTATCTTAGAAGATGATGGTACTCCAATCTCTGATGGTATTGATAAGTATTTAGCTGAAAATGAATACAATAATTCAATAAGAGACCTCTATGCAATGCGTAAGCAAGGTATTATCAAAGAGGTTATGTATAAACTTTGGCAAAATGACCTACCAGTGCTTATTGGTACATTTGCAGGTACGTCTACTGGTTCAGCAATTAACTTCAATGAGAAGACGGTAAGTAATCTTTTTAAACTTAAAGAAGAATACATTAAGCAAATAGAAGAAGGTAAAGCAGCAGGTAAAGGTGAATACTATACAGACTTTACTGACTTTTTAATGAAAGGTAAGCACAGCCTATCAGATAAGGTTAAACAGTATATAGTAGAAGCTGAAAAAGCTTACCCTCTACCCTCTGAGATAAAATCTGCAAAAATTAAAGGTGATACTTTAGGTGAGATTTTAGCTGATAAAAATACCACTTCTAGATTCTTTAACAAGCGTTTTAATGCATTCTTGGTAAATTGGGCTAAGAAATTAGGTTTACAAGATGTTAAGGTATTCACTGATTTTGATTCTTTTGTACAAGACGGTAAGAACCAAGGTATTAATATTAACCCATCCTCTAAAACATCAATCAATGGTGTTTATGTAGATGGTGTTGGTATTTACATTAATGACAGTACTGAAGACGGTCATATACCTCTTAATACACTAAACCACGAGCTTGTACATCTTATTATGGATAAAGCCTTGAATAACCTTTTCTCTATGGATGAGGCTAGTAAAGCATTCAGAAGAGCAAATCCTGATTTTGTTGCTACTGGTCAAGTATTGATGAGCCATATTCAAGACTTAGCTCAAACACTCAAAGATGAAACATTCTTGGGTAATGAAGTAGCAAGTATTCTTAACCTCTCTGCTGCTGATATTGCTGCTTACAACGATAAACGAGTAGCTATCTTGGCTCTGGCTAAGAAACTTCAGAATCCTGCTCTAGATGCTAATGAGAAGTACACTGCTGTACAGGAAATCCTTGCTTATGCATTTACTGAAGATAACTTAGTAAGTCGTATTGCTAACACCTCTAATGCTAAAACAAGAAGTAGCAGTGTATGGCAAAAACTCTCTAGCAAGCTGAAACGTGCATTGAGCAACCTGCGTAATAGCTTCATGCAGTTATGGTTTGGTAAAGATGTCAAAGGTAAGGACTCTTTGTTTGGTGATATGCTTGCAGCTATGTACAAGTTAACTGAACAGGCTGAACAGACAGATAATACTGGAAATATCAATCCAGCATTGTTCTCTGCCAATAGAAATCCTGCTAAGGACTTTGTGCAAGACTTGATGAATAGATTATCTGCTAATCCTGCTTTTAATTCATTCATTAATCAGGCTAGCCCAGCAGCTAACAAAGTAATCTTTGCTATGTCTGGTGACTTGGTTCAAGCGTTACGCAGTAAAGGTATGACCATTGACCCAATCCAAGAACGTGGTATTGCTACGCTGTCTAATGTGTATCAAGCTTTGATGGACACTGATAGTAAGTTTAGTACTTTGGCTAACTCTATTCTGTCTGATATTTATGATAGTGAAGATTTAGAGAATACTATACCTCCTCAAGTATTTGAGGTAATGAAAGACAAAGTAAGAGGTAATACAGCCCAAACTCTGGCATTACTAACTGTTCTTGATGAAACTGGTTTAATCAGTAATCTTGCAGAGACTGATGAAGGTTTCTTGAATAGAGTAGGTAAATCTATTGAAGACTTCTTAGCAGGTAATAGCAAGGGTAAAGCATCATTTGAAGACCAGATTAGATTCTTGGCTCAAACTGCTGTTGATTATGACTATGCAAATACTTCATATTTCAACTTCAATAATGATGCTCTCAAAGAAGCCATGAAAGACCATGATGACAGATTGAACATTGCTGGTAATGTTTCTAATCTTGCTTCTAAATTACCTACAGATTTTGCTACTCTTCTGAATGGTATTATGAGTGATTGGGCAATGATGCCACTGGAAGGCAGAGATAATACTGACAGCTTGTTTGGTAAGTTCTTACAGACTTATCTAGAAGAGAGAATCAAAGACAAAGGTCGTATTGATACAGTTGGTAGATTGATTCGTTTGTTTATCCAACAACGACATGACACTAAAGGTATCTATGCAATGAGAGCTGCCTTTGCTTCTACTTTGGAACAGGTAAGGGAACGTAACCGTAAGTCAGTACCTAATGTTATCCATGCTGCTTTCTTACAAGAAGGTGTGAAGATTAATGCTAAGACTGACAAGGTTATTGCAGATACACTTTTCAGAACTTCTGCTTACAATATCTTTAATGCTAATCCAGCAAACTTTAAAGAGTTGTTAGAGGATTCTACTAAGCGAAAAGATAAGTATGATGACCTTCGTTTGGATTTGGCTAATGAACTGGCTAAATTAGGTTTACAGCCTGAATTAGAGAACTTCATTCATTGGCAAGCACAAGGCTTGGCTGATTTGCAGATTAACCGTACTGCTAAAGCATTTGACTCTTCAGTACCGTCTCACTTCATTCTGCCTAACGCTAGAGCCATTGCATCCATTCCACTGGATAAGAGCTATCGTAATGGTAAATCCAAAAAAGAATTGATTGATGCTCTGTCTCCTATCATTGAGCAAATGGTAGCAGTTAAATCCTTGGATAATGTACTGAATGCTAATCCAGAAGCTGCTAAAGAAATGGCTGAACTGTCTCAATATAAAGCTTTTAGAACCATGATGCATCAAGCATATGATATTAACCACATGGGTGATAAATATGATTTGAATGGTACAGAGGGTATCATTATGAACAAACGAAATCCTAACCAAGATATGCAAGTAGTTAGGTCTGGTTCTAAGAGCTATGATGAATTGGTAGACATTGGCTACCGTGAGCTGAAGACTATTGATTGGATGGGTAAGGAATACTCTGTAATGTTTACAGATACCAATCCTATTACTGGTTATCAGACTGGTTCTTTTGGTTTTGCTGACGATACTAACTTTGGTACTAACATTAATACAGGTGAAAGCTTACGTTCTGTTGCAACTTACGTTAATGACCCTAACCTTAACATGGAAAAAACCATGCAGAATGTATTTAAAGCTTCTCTGTATGACAGTAACTTCTATGAAGAGATGACTGAAGTATCTCATGTTAAACCATTGGTTTATGGTGATGGTTCATTCAGAGGTATTTCTCTGGAAGTTGATTCTGCAACTGTAGAAAATACTTTCCAAACCACTGAAGAAGGTATTAGTGCATTGGGTAACTTGCAAGGTCGTTACTTTGAACAAGAGTACACTGCCAAAGTAAATGCTAAGAATGCTAGAGAGCTTATCAATATGTACCAAAGTACCAATCGTAAGAGCGAGTGGATGATTCTTGATGGTAAAGTGAAACCTAAGAGCAATAAACCAGCAGATATTCAATATGCTAATACTCTTAATGATTTCTACAGTAAATTGCCTGACAGTACTAAAGCGGAGTTCCATCATTTAGGTGGTTTGCCTATCCGTAAGAGTGAAGTAGACAATATTGTTGGTTATAACCGTATTGATATTATGAATCTCTATACAGGTAAGAGTACTCTACCTAGCAACGTACAACAAACCATTAGAGATGTTCTGGGTGCATTTGGCGTTAACAAAGACACTCTCAAATATCTGAAGACTGCACAAGACGCTTGGGCTGGTACTGTAAGTTACATGAAAGAGCTTATCTTGATTCGTTCTGTCGCAGTTCCTGTTCAGAATATGGTTTCAAACGTTATTCACTTAGCTAACTGGAACATTCCTCTAAAACAGATTAGAGATAGAACTAGAGTGGGTATTGCTGAAGCCAAGAAATACACTAACAATCGTATTAAACTGGCTGAGCTGTATGTTCAAATGCGTGACCCTAGTTTGTCTACTAATAAACGTAATATACTGGAAGCTCAAGTAAAACACTTATCAGATGCTTTGAATAACTCGCCTATTCATCCATTAGTAGAAGCAGGTATGTTCTCTAATATTTCATCTGCTGCTGGTTATGAACAGCAAGGATTAGATAAAGATTTCACGTTCAGAAATACTCTTAAACAAAAATTAGGTATTGAAGAATTGATGGAAGATTTTGATAACTCAGGTATTGGTAGAGCAATTAACAACATCCTGATTAGTGAGGGTTCAGATACTTTTGCCTTTATGGAAAAATCTCTGGACTATGGTGACTTTGTAGCTAAGTTTGTCTTGTATGACCACTTAACTAAAGATAAGGGACTCAAATCAAAAGAAGCATTGAGTATCACATTGGAAGAATTTGTGAACTACTCAATGAATAGAGGTGCACTGTTTGACTATGCTAATGCTATGGGTCTGACTTGGTTTATGAGTTATGCTACAGGTATCCAAAAAGTAATTTGGAAAATGGCTAGAAGACAAACCAGAAGAACTGCTGCTATCTATGGCTTAGGTAAAGTTACTGGATTCACTACAGTTCCAATAGGCAACCCATTAGACAAGTCATGGGATTATGCAACTAGTCCTTCAAATATACTAGACGGTGTAGAATCTCACTACTTACATAAAGTGTTTAGTTGGTTCTAAAAGAAAGCCCCTAGAGAAATCTAGGGGTTTATTTTTAACCTAACATTGCTTGGAGAGCTTCTTTTGAAGGAATGAAAATAACGCCCATTAGACTGGTAAAAAATACCTTTTTGACTGAACTTCTCTCATCGTCAGGCATATTCTGAAAATTGAATAAAATGCAGAATAATGAAATGTAGAAGAGAATGTTACATAAAAAGTCTATTGAACGGATGATACTAATTAACCATAGGTTCATAGTTTATTTCCTGCTTACTGGTTATTTGAAGATTAGAAGGTAGTACTTTATGAAGAACTTACTATCTTCAAACTCTTCTTTAATTATTTCTAATGTCATCTCTAGTTTATCTTTAGCTGAGCCTTGAATCTCCTCATTGACTAGTCTTGGTTCAATGATAGTGGCTATACCCATAAGGAAGTACAGTGGAACAATACCTACTAATCGAAGTACAGCTAACATGATAATCCAAAACTCTGCAACTAAGATAATGCAGATAAATGGCATTAATAAAATATAAAAAGGTAAAACCAGAAGATAGTATTTCCAATCCTTCATAACTTACTCTCCATCTTTATAGACAAGGTTAACTAACCATATAACGGCTATTACATACACTAGTATTGCAATCAAGAACACTACTTTGTAAGTATATGCAATGATGCCTGCTACCACAATAGCAAACGGTAGCCAATTCTTCATGGTTATTCACCTGAAAGGTTCAAATGCAAGTTAGCTGCTTGTTCTTCTGGTGTTGGTTGTACTGCTTCACCAGATTTATCTGCTACTTCTTGGTATACAGCATTACCTTGAATACGATTACGCACATCTTCAGAAGCTTGAGCTAATTCTTCATCAATCTGTTTCAGATTGCCTTTAGGGTCAGTAGCCAACAAAGTAAGCAAGTGTTGTACCTTATCCAAGTCTTCTTGGCTCAGTGTATTCACTTTCTTTTCTTTGCGTGGTTTAGGCATGATGGTCATATCTTCCATCTGAGTGAAAATGTCGATATTGTAGGTACGGTCTGCACCATCTTTAGATGTTTCCCAACCTACTTTAAAGTCTGCTACTTCAGTTGGTACATTCAACATCAGATTGCAATACAGTTGCAATGCGTGTTTGATTTCTTCTTGGGTCAAGTTGATTTTCATGGTTCACCTTTCTGGGATAAAAAAAATGAGAGAACCGAAGTTCTCTCTAAGTCATCGTTACTATGGAGTATTAGATGGCAGGGGTTAATTGGCACGCCTACTAGGACTCGAACCTAGAACTAGCCCTTCGATGGGATACAGGGTAGAAGCCTGCTGTTTTATCCAATTAAACTATAGGCGCATATTAAAAATCTATTTAGTCTAGCCTCACTCTATGTTTAACTTTTACCGTATCTTGCGTTTTACATAGATTAAAAAAAAATTAATGAGGCTAGGCTAAATAGACCTTAGTCCAGCTTACAGTGTACTGGGACAGCTAAACTGCCTGCTTATCTTTAACAAGGATATTATTTATGAACATTCAATATCATATGGTAGATTAAGATATTTGAAACCACATCATACCAGATGGTTTTATAAGTACATCCAACCTTCTTAGGTGAAAGGAGGCAAGTCACTAGGATAGCCTGTTGACGCAGACTTAGCTGAATGTCCTGTGAACGAGGTGAATTATATTTCAATGTTCTCGAAGTCGTCAACACTCACTTCAGCATTGATTTGTCCTACAACGTAAGATGTAATCTCTACTTCTTGAGGTGCTACTTGAACATTATCTGATGTCAGCCATGCATTAATCCAAGGGATTGGATTAGAGGTAGCATTAGGAAAGATTGATTTCATTCCTACTGCTTGCATACGGATGTTCGTGATGTACTCTACATATTGGCTCAAAATCTCTTTATTCAAGCCAATGGTTGAACCATCCTTAAATAGGTATTCAGCCCAATCTTTTTCTTGCTCTGCTGCTGTATAGAAGATTTGATAGCATTCTGCTTCTACTTCTTTAACAATGTCTACAAAGTCAGGGTCATCTACACCTGATTTAAGCAGATTAATCATGTGCTGAGTACTGGTTAAATGTAAGGCTTCATCACGAGCAATAAGCTTAATAATCTTAGCATTACCTTCCATCAGTTCACGTTCTGCAAAGCTGAATGAGCAAGCAAATGATACATAGAAGCGAATAGCTTCCAGTACATTTACACACATTAAGCAGAGATAAAGCTTCTTCTTAAGCTCTCTCAAAGACACTGTAATGGTTTTACCATTGATTGTATGAGTACCTTCACCAAACAGGTTGTAATACTGAGTGTACTCAATCAAATCATCGTAATAACAAGCAATGTCTTTGGCTCGTTTAATAATATGCTCATTATCCACGATGTCATCGAACACAACCGAAGGGTCATTTACGATGTTTCGGATAATGTGTGTATAACTACGAGAGTGGATGGTTTCAAAGAAGCTCCAAGTCTCAATCCAAGTTTCCAATTCAGGAATAGAAACCAAAGGCAATAATGCTACGTTAGGGCTTCGTCCTTGGATAGAATCAAGTAGAGTTTGATATTTCAGATTACTAATAAAGATATGCTTTTCATGCTCAGGCAATGTAGCAAAGTCTCTACGGTCTTTAAATACATCAATCTCTTCAGGTCGCCAGAAGAATGAAATCTGTTTCTCAATGAGCTTTTCAAATGCTTCGTATTTCTGCTGGTCATAACGGGCGACATTGACTGGTTGACCAAAGAACATTGGTTCTAGTAAAGCATCATTCTTGGTTTTAGAGAAGGTACTGTAGGACATATTATCCATAGAATCTCCTTATAAAAAAGAACCAACCCACATAAGTAGGTTGGCTAAGTCGGTTGGAAATCCAAATGCACTGCTATTCTAACTTAGTTTCTTCATTTCGTAAAAGGGAAGCTGTAACTACTGCTTCTGCTGTTACGATTTTGTTGATAGCATTGGACAGAATCATCTGTTCCATTTGACTCTCTGCTTTTTGCATAGCAGCATAACAAATATCTGCTGTTGCAGCTAAGAACAATTTTGCATTACGAACATCGTAACGTGGTTCTTTAGGGTCATACTGAACCAAGTTACGACCAAAAGTATTGTCTTCTTGTTCTTGATTCTCTATTGGTTGTTGGGTTGTTTCGGACATATTGTTACCTCTACTCTAGGGTTATCTTTATCTACTGAACCATAAGTGTAAGTGATTTCAGGTAGATGATTGAAGTTGTCGTCTGGAAGTTTACCTGATTCAACTAAAGCATCACAAAGAAACTTATCTACTACTGTACATACATTGGATAAATCAAATGCTCGTTTAGTAGCAGGGAATACTCTGTATTCTAGACTTACTTGGTTCATAGATGGAAGCTTATCAATCTGAGGCTTCATCAAGTCCTTGTAAGCTACTTTAGCTTTATTCAGGATAATGTAATGGGTATTTCTGTATTGGTTCAGATTGAGTCTGAATCTATACTCTTTACCAGTCTTCTTAGAAGCCCCATAGACGACCTCTAAAGGGCTTTCTAGCTTAAAGCAATGGTTAGGCATTAGCCAATGTTCAAAGGTGCACTAGAGCCAGCCTGAGAGCTTTGTGAGCCTTGCACTTCTTTGTACTTGTCGTTGACTTTACCATTCCATTTTTCAGCCCATTTAGTTGCAAATTCAGGGGCTGCATTTGCTTTGGATTCTTGCAAGGTCAATACGTTGTTGTCTTTCAGAACAAATACACGGTCAATTTCATTGAAGAATGTTTCTTCAGGTGATTCACCGTAAGAACCATCTTGCAATTTAACACGTTTGTTTGCACGGACTTTTTGAATACCCAATGCAACTTTAGCACCTGCCAGTTCAATCAAAGCTTGTACTTGAGTAGGTACTTCCTTGCGTTGGTTGAAGTCATAGATAGACAAAGTACGTTCGGCAATTTCAACGTTAGGCAGTTCTTTGCCAGTAGCAGCATAAACCAAAGCATTAGCAAGGTTGAAACCTGGCAAGAAGTGTTTTTGACCTGATTTGTCAGTGTAGTAGGCTTCTTTTTTCTTGTTGGTGATGTAGAAAGTACGGTTCAAGGGATAACCATCTTCACCTACTTTAAAGGCTACAGAGATGGCTTGAGCACCACCTGAGCTTACATGACCGTAAGCATATTCGATAGTTGCAGTGTATACACCAGATTCCAACAACTCAAAGCCGCCAAGTTTGTCTTCTTCAGCAGCTACATCATTTGCGATGTTAATGTCATTCATATTAAACATAGTTTATTCCTTTTCTTCGGGGTAATAGAAGTTTTCTAAGTGGTCTAACAAAAGTTGGACATCATTGTCCATAAAGATTTGGTTTGGATTGAAACAACCCAGAGGGGAACGAATACGGCTATCTGCAAGGTCTTTAGTCACATCTAGTTGGAAGACGTGTTTATAGCCTACAGCTTCATCACGAGGTGTGATATGCAGAATACTTTCATCGTATTCCATCTTAGTTAATTCCTTGATAGGAACACGTCTTGCATATACTACTAGTGAGAAGTAGGCTTCTAAGCCATTTTTAGCCAATGCACCTTTAACTGGTACATAGTATTTCATTTCACCATTTGGTTTCAGTTCTTCAAAGTTATGTGCAAGGAAAATCCAATTCTTTTGAGACTTGGCTACATATTCCTGCATAATCTTTTTGAAGTATTGTTGATAGTTTGACCAACCAGCCATAGTATTAGCACTGGTAAGCACGTTCATAGACTCAAACATATCCATTAAGAAAGTGATTGAATCAATGACAATAGTGTCAAGATTAGGGTCTTTCTCAAACATATCAAACAACTGAAATACATCATTTGGATTGTTCAAGCCACCTTGAAGCTTTTTAAAACCATCCTTAAATGGTAATGGTTTATTAGCTTCCGTACCCAGATACAATACTTTCTCTGGGTTTCGTAGGTTGCGTAGTGAGCTGGACTTACCACCTGCGGCAGTACCAGCCACTAACAATAACATTCTTGCCATGCGTTATTACACTCCTTTATTAGCTAATGATTTAAATACAGTATGAGCTAATTCTTGTTCGCTCAAAGGGTCAGATAGACGACTGTTGAAGTCGATGATTTGACGTTCAACATTGTCTAAACTCATACCTGAATCCAGTAACATAGCACCATATTTGTATAGTTCATTGTTACGATTACCTTGAACCATACGAACAGCAAACCATCTTTCGATATTGGAAAGGTTCTCAAGAGGTTTACGTTCTGCTTTATAGTTCTGTTCTTTACTGGTTTTAGGGATAAATGGTAGAACATCCAGCAATTCACCACTATTCAAGTAGAATGTAGCTTCATGGTTTGTTGCCCATTTTCTGCTACGTTGGAATGTTGCTGTATCTGTTGGGAAAGGTAGCCATTCTTGAATATTAGCCATGAATGCCTTGTAGTCTTCAGCATTCAATTTCAGTGTATGGCTCATTGGAAGAAGGATACGGTATCTGTCACATATTTTACCATTCTTCTCAATTTGATGGCTCTTAGTAGTATGTAAAATGTATTCATACTCTGAAAGCAGTTGTTGAGCCACATCAATGGAAGTACCTTCATCAATGTCCAGAACCAAGATATTGAAACCAGCAATCATGTCTGCTTCTGAGCGATGTCCATCTACAGTGTGGTGGTTACACCAGTTGAACTCTGGTTGCTCTAAGAGCTTAACAATACCTTTGTTTGTCCAGTTTGCATGGTCATTAAGGTATCCATCAGCCCAGTCTTTAGAGTAGCTAACAATCAGCTTAGACAAGTCAGTTTCAACTAAACCTTCACCTGATAGAAACTCAATACCATCACGGAATTGTTTCTTAATCAGGATATTGTTGCTGTATCCCCAAGCACAAGCCAAGTTAATCATTTCATTACGAGATGATTGAGCACCACGATAGAATGGTAATGCATCTACTAAATCTGCTTGAGTCAGTTCACCTTCAGTTTCAGCAATGAATTTAGCCAATTTCTCGTATGGCTTTTCGCGCTTCATAAGAGATTTCAAGGCTACACCTGAATCTTCAGTGAATCGGATTGCTTGGTTCAGATTGGTTTCACTTACTTCAAAACTACCTTCAATAGCTGCATATACACCTGCAAGCTTCAATGCTTTGAAGTAACGATGGCTCATCTCTGCTTTAAGCAGTTCTTCATGTTCTGGAAGTTTAGAGGCTTCAATTTCACAATGACGGCGATACTCAAGCAGTTTGATGCCTACGTCTTTAGGTACTTCAATGGTTGAGCCAACTAAAGCTACTTCAGCAAGTTTAGACAGATGTAGAGAGATGGTTTCAATTTCCTTTTCAGAAGCTGGATTAGCCATCATGTCATACAACTGTTCTGCTGTAAGGTCAGTTAATTTGCTATCTTTTTTGGAATACGCAAAGAAACATCTACGAGCATAGCCCATCTCTAAAAGTTCAAAGAAAGTCTTCTCATTACGAGAACCATCCAATAACTTAGATGGTGTACCAAATAGCAGTAAGTTAGCTGGTGTCATACCAAACATTTCATGAAATCGTGTATTGGTATCGGTATTCTTGGTCAATTTGTCTTTAACCAAACCTTTATCGTACAGTTCCAGATAGGTATGTAATGGTTCTTCAATAGAAGCCAAGTTAGCACCAATCTCATCTACGATAAGATTCAATGCACCACATTTAGCCAGTAACAGCTTATTGCGTAACTGTTTGATAGCAGGACTTGTTGCATTATCAAAGGTAAACTTGTAAGCACCATAGGAAGCATATTCTTTCTGAATCTTTTCTAAAGCTTCAGCGTCAGTACAACCTAAGATATTGGCTCGGCTAATTGCTTCCATTTCCATAGACAGTTCTGCTTTCTTAGGCATAACGTCATGCAGGAATTTGTCCTTGAATCGGTGAATTACATGGTTCTCAAGGAAGTTGGTAGAAAAACCTTTTCCGCTTCCGGATGCTGAGAGATTTATGCCATATAGATTAATTGGAATTTTGGTAGTAATTGGGCTATCCAGTTTCATGTTCATACTGGAAACCATTAACCCAAGATAGTAATTGACTTGTAATCGGAAGAACTCTCTACTTGCATTTTGAGTCTTCTGAACAAGCACATCTACAATCTTCTCTACCATTGGATTGTAGTCTAGGGATGCATAATCCATAATTAACTCCTAAAAAGAAAAGCCAGCTAGAAAAGCTGGCATTTTATCAGATGACTGATGTTTTATTTTTGCTTTTTGGGTTTATGACGCAATTTGTAGCGTGCTTCTACAGTGTAGATACCAGCTTCGCCTTTACCCAGAGGGTTAAAATAGCGTTGATATGCAGGTTTTTTGTACAGAGTACCAATACCTTTCAGACGTACTTCAGTATTCTCTTGTTCCAAGTAATCTTTCAGCAAGTCTTGGTAAGTATCCAGTACAGATTTTACTTCTACTACAGTTTTACCCAGTTTTTCAGCAACAATTTTGCAAAGGGTATTATTGTTTACAACAGTTTTGTTAGACATTATACAATCTCCAGTTTGTGTTTAGATTCAAAAGTTAATGGTGCTGGCTCTGAAGGTTGGCAGTAGGGACAATAATTTAGTTTACCTACATGGGTTACAATCTCACCTGAACCACCTTGCTGCATTTTATACTGCTCTGCATCTGCAATGCAATCAAAATTTTTAGTAGAGCGTTTTCCCTCAACGTAACCTGACTTGTAATATTTGTAGGTTACTTTGACACCATTCATGAGTTCCTCTTCAGTACAGCAAGGAATTTCATCTAAAGGGGAAAGCCAATAGCGTTCTAGTGTTGCTAGTTTTTGTCTGATATATAAATCAGTTTCTTGCAAAGACATTAATGGCAGTTCTTTAGACATCACTCTATATTGAGGATAGTCATCAGAGTTAAAAGCTAAATGCTGATTCCAGTTTGTGAATACAAAGTTAATACGACAAGTGTCTTGAGTAATTAACTCTGGATTGAGCCAACGGTAAATGGATAACTGTTTAATGTACTTATCATCATTGATACCACTAGTCCATGAATATGTACCAGTAGTCTTAATATCTTGTACTTGACCATTGAAGACAATATCGAACTGTCCAGAGATAACAAAGTTACCTACATCTTTCCAAGCACGTTGTTCCAAATAGATGGGTATAGAGCCTTCAGGAAGGCTGTTAGAGGTTGGATTGACTACTAGTTTAGCTGCTTGGCTCAATGGCGTTCCTAGAGCAGCTAGAGCCTGTTGTGAGCCATTCTTGATAGAATGTTCCACTGCACTATGGATAGCAGTACCAAAACGAACAGCAGTCATATCCATAACATCAATATCAACAGGTACAGTTTCACCTTTTAGATAAGCTGGAAACTGTTCAGGATACATTGCTCTTCGTGTAGCAATGATGTGTCTTGGTGACTTGAGTAGTGTAGTAGTAGATAGCTCGTTGCTTGTCTTAGCATACATATATTCATCATGAGCCAACCAAATAGCCATTGGTAATGGTAGGTTAGTTTTGTTTGTGTACATTGGTTTTTGCCTTACGATTAGAAAGAGCTTTCATTTTACTCTTTCGCATGGCTTGAAAGTTATTAATACGTCTACGCATATATTCCTCTTAATTAAGAAAGGGGAACTAAGTCCCCTTTGGTTAGTCTTTAGGTTGTTCTTTTGGTTCTTCAGTATCTTCTGCAATACGAGCTTTAGCAATCAGTATTTGAAGGTCAACTTGCAGAGCCAGAATCTTAACAGCCTTCCGTAAGTCTTCTACTTCTTTATGGAGTTTCAGCATCTTTGCATGATACACCATTGGATTGTATACGAACAAACCAATAGCAATAAGCAGGCTTACAATTGCTACTGCAATTTTCAAATCAAGAATTACGTTCATTTTGGATTCTTTCTTTAATGGATTTAGGTACTTTAAGTAATGGATACCAACCTACATGGAAGTCAGGTTGAAATGTACCAATAGAAGCTATATTGTATTTACTCAGTACCTGAATCTTGGTATTCATCGGAGGAGGATTGGTTACTGGGTCTAACCAATAGGTATCACTACTTACTTGATACTTCATCTGTATTACCTCGTTTCAAGGCTTCAATGAGAATTAGACAAGCATTCAGGCGGCGTTCTTCTTTGTTGGAGAGGAATGTAATAAGATGATGTAAGATAAGATACTGTTCACGCATGAATCCACAATCAGTTAATTTATCCATCAGTACATCATATTCTTCACGAGAAATAACATCTTTCAGTTTGTTATTAGCAAGGTAATCTTTGATATACCATGCTGCTTTATCAAGGTCTTCAATACCATTCTTATTAGTGTATCGCCATACATATTTAAAGGCATTACCTATGTTGAAAGGCATATGACGAGAGAACTCAATGCATTGGTGTTTCTTGGATTTGTAGTGGTTTGGTTCTACAGGGTCATTGGTTAGAGTTTTAGAACCATCATTAGTCAGGAATGGTTTGAGGTTTGGTTTGAAGTAGTGTTTACCTTTGATGACTTTACCATTAGCATCATACAGAGGCTTACCGTCTTCAAATTTACTCCAGTTAGAGGCATTCACTTCTTTGATTGCACCTACAATATCAAAGCCCATAGAGTGAGCTACAGAGGTTGCAGTAACAATCTGGTCGCAGAGTGCATCTAACATTTGTTCTTTGAAGTCTTCAGGTAAGGTAATCTGATTACCGTCTGCATCTTGATAGATGTTAGGACTTTGTTTGAAGTTGTCTGAAACTTCTTGAACCAGAATAGTAGCAGCTTTACTTGAGCCAATAGCTTCCATGAACTCTGTTACTTCTTCCAGATGAACACCAATCTGAGTAGCTTGGTCTTTTTCTGTTGGATTAGGGAAAGCTGTTTCCAGCCAACGTTTAATTTGAGTAATCATATTGATTCCTTATTTAATAGAAAAGTTTTTAATAGACTCTGCATACTCATCCAAAGCTGCTTTGATGAATGCAGTAAGGATAGCTGCTCGTTCCCAATCAATCTTGGCAATACACATCTGGTCGCCATAAGTCTTTTGTAACTCTTTTGATGGATTGATTTCAGCTACATTCTTGTTACCAAACCATACAATAGTATTCACATCTACCAAGTAACCATCTGCTAACCAGCCTTTATCAGAATCTTGATAATAGAAGTCTGGTTTAGTATCAGTGAAAGCAAGTTTCAGAGGGGAATTAATTGGTAGAACTAATTGTACGGTACGTTGGTTTATGAAGTTCTTTTTGTAGAATTTCAGTTTCATAGGTCTTCCTTTCATTAAGTGGTTTTGTCATGCAATAGGTCATGGCAAGTAAAAGCAATGTCCATACTAGTAATGCTGTCCAAACCAGAAGTTTCATCAGTTTAGTGTCTGAGTGATTCTTTTTGTCGGAGAACATTTTGATAGCTTCCACGAATATGATAAGCAGAATGGCAAGAATAATAGCAATAGCAATAATCATGTTTAAACCTCGGTAACGAAATCAAATGTCTTAATGCCAATACGAGTTGCAAGGAATCGGTAATAGCATAAAAAGAATGCAGTATACCATTCACCAACTGTACAAGCATCTAACAGAGCAGATGTCATTTCCCGAAAGTTATCAATTTCATTGTAGTTATCACCTGATAATCCCCATTTACCAGTTTTTTTCTTACGTTCAGAGATACTTCTCATCCAATTCTCTAGATTGGTTCTGAATGTTTCAAACTGTTCATTGAGTTCATCATCTACATCAAGAATATCATTGTCTCGTAGATGTTCAATCAACATCTGAACCATGTAAGCCATAGCTGTAATACGGATAAAACCATCAGGTTTGTTTTCTTTGAAAGCATCTTTCAATGTATCAAAGTACAGAAGGAATTTAAGCTTATCTTCTTCTGTAAAGGTATTATTAGACTTCATAAGTGTTCTTACACTTACTGTAGTCCATGTGAAATAGGTACTACCAATCGTAGGTGGAAGAATATTCTTCTTTACGAAGTCTTTTTGTTGATTAATATAATTGAAAGTAGCTTGAGTACCCATTTGCTTCTTAAGCTCATGGATTTTCTTATCAATCTTCTTGATTACCTTGTCCATTGTATTTCCTAAATACGTTGCATAAACTTAGTAGCTTCGTCATAGGAAGTGAATGTCATGATTGGCTCAAACTCTTTAAGACAAGATTGTGAAGCAAATCCAGCAGAGTCTACTAAATCATGACAATAACCCACTTCCCAGACGTAACCTTCGGTTGAGTCATCGACTTGTCTCATGTACTTACTGACATACTTTTTGTTTTCAATAATCATGCATTTTCTCTTGTGTTATCTAAGATAGCTTGAATATCCTCTACAGTAGCATCTGTAGCAAGAGTATGCCCTTCACTCCAGTCAGGGATAAACAAGTCTAAGTTACCATGTATCTTAACTGTATCATGAGCAATCAGAGGGTCTTCTTGCCATGAAGCTGCTTTACAGACTAGTTGATTCAGATACTGGATAGTTTCAGCATTCTCTCTTACTAAGTAGTAATTCGCATCATGGATAGCGGCGACTGGAAGAATATCTAAAGACTTTCTGTCTTTATCTACTTGTTCCATTACTTCTCTCATGGCTCTGTTATTCAGCATACACCATGATTGTCCTAATGCATTACCAGCAGTTCTTTCTTCTGCTGCTACCATATTAGACTTAGATTTAAGCCAGTTCTGAAGTAATGGTGTTCTGAGTTTCAAACCAAAGGCGCAAGTAACATATCCTGTTTTCTTGGCTTGTTCCATGTGAGCTTCTTTCCACTTATCGGATACCTCGTAGAGCTTGTGATAGTTGGTTTCTACCTGTCTAGCCAAGTCTTCTGAGAAACCGCAGTTACTCATTAAAGTTTTGTATGTACCACCATAAGTTAAGTAAGAGCAAAGGTTGGTGCTTTGCTCTTAGTCCTCCAATCTTTGTATTTGGTTTGAATTGAATTAATGACACTTACTTTAGCTGCTTCAGAAGTACATTTAGATAGCTCTTCAGTAACATCAGGCATATTGTCTTTGAAGTATGCATATGCTCGGAATGAATGGCTGTCGTAGCCCTCTTCGTAGATACGCAGTTTGTTAGGGTCTTTAGTTGTTACTGCTGAGATAACGTCTTCAAGACTTGCAAAGTCAATACCGCAGAATACCCATCCTTCTGGTGCTTTAAAGCATTTCTTCACTGGTTTAGCGAATCTAGAGCCAGTTGCAGGAAGGTTTGTAAGGTTTGGGTCACTACTGGACAAACGACCAGTAACAGTACCACATAAATTAAATGAACCAGATAGATGTCCTTGTTGAGCAGATTTAAATGCTGGAATGAAAGCAGATAGAATCTTCTGTACATCAGCTAAAGCAGATACTTTTTTCAAGATGTCTTTATAATCATCTCTTGTTGTATGGTTTAAAAGCTTAGCAATGACTTTCTTACCAGTAGCAGGTTGTTTGCTATCTGTATATTCAAGAATGGGTAAATCCATAATCTCATAGAACAAGACAGCTAACTGTTTACTAGAACCAAAGTTAAAAGGCTCTAAGCAATCATTTGCATCTACTTTCTTTACCTTTAGTTTGAGGTTTCTTGCTTTGGCTTTATTGATGGCTAACAGCTTCTCTGCTTCATGGACGATAGGACTATTACGAAGTTCTTCTTCAAGTTGTTTGCCTTCATTCTCAAGGTCATCAGCTAAAGCATGAACAGAGGGTAAATCAATAGGAAGTCCATTCAACTGCATACGAATACAGTCTTTCTGAAATTCTTTAAACAAGTTATAGATTTCTACTTGTTCATCTTGAACCATCTTAGGATAGTAAGTGTCATACACATACCAAGTAGATAGACAGTCAATGAGGTTATAACGAAGTAACTCATCAACTGGTTGTTTGGTTACATCTGTAACGTCAATAGCCCATTTACCTGCAAAAGGTTGAGCCAAGTCTTTCAATGCAAGGTTGTTACCTGCACATGAGTTAGTAGCAAAATAGACAATGAATCTTGTGTCATCGTAATTGCTTAATAAGGTAGAGATACCTTGTAGGTGAGCTGCTGTCTTACCAAATGAACCATAGAGTTCAAGGATAAGCATTGTGAAGTCAAAGTTACTCTTGTGAGCAATCAGCTTACCTGTATAGGTATCAAAGAAATTTCTGAGTAATGGTTTAACCTCTTCATTCACAAGGAATGAAGTACCATTGTGTTTATCCCAAGCAAAACCAATAGAGTAAAGTTTATCCTTACCAAACTGTAAGCCAGTGGTTTCAATATCTACTGTTAATGCTGGTTTAGTCTTTAGAAGTTTAAGGATGTCTTTAATACCATCCAAAGTGTCAGGATAAACAGCAGAATGAACAATGTCTGAGCCAACTGCTGTATAACTACCATTAATATGGTTGGCAATAGTTTCAAAAGCTCTATCAATAACTTCTCCCCATTTTGATGGATTGAAGCTATATGCTTGGATAGATGGAAGGTAGGAAGCTTGGGAAGATTGACCATAAGAAAATAGCTCTCCAATAGAATTGGCTGCTCTTTTTTGGTTTGTTAGAACTTTGAAAAAGTCTGCATCAGTGCAGAGAATATAATCATATTGTTCAAGATTAAGAGAAGCCAAGAACTCTCGTTTTTCTGCTGCATTTAATTTACCTGCATTTAGACTTGTAGCAGTAAAGCTGATATGGCTCAAGTTATATTTCTTAACCCTTGAGCCATACAGAGATTGAAAGCTTTGGCTATCTAGTAATCCTGTATAGAGGATTACTGCCTTCATATTACAATCCTTGTGAGTGACGATATGACTGCCAACCAGTGAAGTTAGCATACCGTGCATTTACCATTTGAATACGAGCTGGATGTTCAAAAGGACTACAGTTATGAGTCAACATGGTTTTACCATCCTTTCTTACCATAATGCCATGACTAGGAATTTCAACACATCTAACAATACCAGAATAATCTTTAATTGTTACTTTGCTGTGCTTGGTTCTAGAATCATTTAAACGGATATGGTTATTAGTAGTAAAGCTAATACGATAATGCTGATAGCAGTTTGCTTTACTTAATCGACCTGTAAGACCTACTAATGGACACAACTGAAGGATTTGGTCGCACAACTGTTTACTCATAGTGTCATACACCCAAGTATTCCGTTTAATAGAGCCATCAGAGTTCTTCAAGCCATCAAAGATACCTACAATAACATCCAGAGGTAAATTCAGATTAGGGATGTATTTACGTTTTTCTTCATTGTAATAGTCTTTTCCATTAAAGAAAGCTTTTACTTTGAAGTTAGTCACACCATCAGCACTAACCTTCATTTTATACTCTAAACCAAGTTCCTGAAGTAAATCAGTAAGGTAATTAATTTTACGTTGTTTCTTGAGTCTGAATGAGATTGATGTGTTGTACGAAGTAAATCCATCACCAAGGAAGAAACCAATCAATTTACCTTTTGCAAATTCATTCAGGTTCTTTGGCTCATATGGTTTAGGTGCACTGAACATAATCATTTCACGTTCACCATTAGTTCTAACTGAGTTACCTTTAATTTCATTTGGGATAATAGTAGACATATGGCTGTAAGATTTCTTACGGTCTTCGCTCTTGTTAATGAGTACACCAAGTAATTTATGTTGGTCAGTGACACCAATGCTTAAATCAGGATTATCCCATTCATAAATTTTGCCATCATATTGATTAGCAATAACATTAGTAGGCTGTTCATAGCCTTTAAATTCACTGGTTCTTACGTCAAATGCTGCGATTTCATGGTCGTAAGTAACGTCTTTGAAATCAATCCAGCCATTTGATGTCAGTACTTCAGTACCTTTAGTAAAGCAGTGCATTGCTGCTGCTAGACGCTCAGCCAATTCCAAGTCTTTCTCAATGACTGGATTAGATTGGTCATGGTTCTTATAGCTTACACGAGCACATCGTGCAGCAGAGATACGTTGCAATACCTGAGTAGCCTTATCACCGTATTCTTGAGTGATTTGAACACGCTCTTCAGGAGTTACATAAGGAACGTGTAGGAAAGTTTGTTCAGGTGTAGATTCATCAATAGCTTTCTTCATTTGCTTAGCCAGCTCATGAATTTCAGGTTGAGCATCTGAAGCCAAACGAAGTTTGAAGAAGTTATCCCAATCAGTTGCTGTAACAACTACATCAATCAACTGGAATGGTTCAAGAATACGGTTAACCACTTGTTTGTGGATACCTAATTGAGCTAACTGAGCAGCTACTTTTACTGCTTCATCTCTGGCTTTGAGCCATAGCTTCAATGCACATTCTTGGATTGCTTCATCAGCTTCTTTCTCTGCAACCATACCTGCTTGGTTCAAACCAAAGTGAATAGGTTTAGCAGGTTCTTGCATTACTTGGTCAATGGTTTTTTGAATAGGTACTGCACGAGAGGATGAAGCTGAACGTGAGAATACACGATGTGTCATTACTTCACTGTGAATGAAGCGAGGATAGCGTAGTTGAAGGGTAATCAGACGCTTACCTGCCCATACGCTGTCTGCAATAATTTTAGCTGTAATCATGAGTTTTCTCTTTGTTGTTGGACATAAAGTAGTAATTGTAACAAATTTTGTCTGAGTTCATTGGATTTAAATATTGTATTTAAGTACCCAATTGGTAATGGTAGTTCAGTCTTGAGATATGCTTTCAAGAACTCACTTAGAGCCAGCATAGTTGCTGATGGAATATCCCTATGAAAAGCCTTCAAAAAGAATAGTAATTCAAGCTGTTCCCATTCATACTTAGTAAAACCAATATCTCTAATATGAGGATTAAGGCTATCCATAATCTCTAATTGGAAATTAGTTGCCTTTTCGGTATTCATTGTAGGTCTCTTCATAGATAGCCAAAATATCTTCATTAGCTAGTACATTTACCATAATCTTTGCATAGATAAAGTAGTCTGCTAAGCGTCTAATGTTGCTACATTTGAAGATATTCTCTTCGTACATACTAGTAATGAACCTTAGTTCATTTCTTAGTGTTTCATAAGTTGGAAAGTATGGTGAAATAGCAGTCTTTGTGTCTAAAGATGACAGGAAATACCAATAAGTATCTTTAGGACATCCTATAAGCTCAAACGTCTTCCATAAATTTTTCATTGGTTCTCTTGGGTCAGACACTTCTAACAATGCAGCAGTGGCAGCTTCTTTCACAATATCTTTAGATAAGCTTCTTACTGGCTCACGAAATGATGGTTTTTGACAATACATCTGAAGAGTTTTCTCAATCTCTTTATAAGCAAAGCCATCAGGAAAAGTATCTTTATCCTCAAATAAAGAGAATATTTTAATTAGTCTGTCAGGGATAGTGTTTTCTTCATAACCATACTTAGAAACAAGACGATTTTTGAACCATAACCATCTGAGATTATCAAACATGGTTTTCTCCGAACAGTTGGAAAGGATTTCTTTCCATAAGAAATAGGTCTTCGAGTACCTTAATAGACTCTCTTGCATATGGCACTGAAGCCATTAATAGCAGAGTAAAACCAAACATGAACTCTGAAGTACCATTCGTTTTGAGAGATGCTGTACGAAACATATAACGATGTTCTATAGAATCATCCAGCATCTTGTCTATTTGAGTAGCAATGGTCATATTGGTAATACCACCAATTTTGCCAGCTTTAGTTGAAACATTGATTAATCTTGCGTAAGCTTCATATCTAAATGCGTGATAACTAGCTCCAGTTGTACTGTAAACTAGCTGAGGAAAGTGTTTAGCTAATTCATCTTCAGTAGGTGCTGGTGTTTCTAACAGGTCATCTACAATCTGACTATTCTCAATAAATTGAACCAGCTTATCGAAATCTTCTTTAAATGTTTTTGTTGTTATGTAAGTGATAATACAACGAATAATGGAAATTGCTAGAACCTGTCTTGTAGCTAAAGGTACTCTGTTAAATTTGTTAGCGAGACATGAAGCTGTATTCTTTATTTTGTAATTAAACTGGCTTGTTCTATTTTTTAAGAATTTATCATGTTCAGATGTCATTATTTGAACCTTTCAAGGTACAGTTTCAAAGCTTTATCAAATCTAGGTCTGAGTGCTTCTAGATTATCCAGTAATTCTTCTATCTTAATCATTACACCGATTAAGCTAAGGAAAGAAGCTTGAGGTGAAACGACTGTTTGTCTTTCTCTGACTGACCATAGAGCCATATCAGGCTTGTCATTAATAGCTGCAAAGAAATCCAGTACAGCTTCAATACTCTTAGCAGAGTAGATAGGAAATCCTCTATAGACATTATTGACAATATACATTGCGTAGGAATAACCACGAATATCATTGTTTAAGTGTTTGTTATTAGCATATTTGGTTTGAATGAGATGTTCAGTGATAACTTCTGCTCGCGTATCATCTAAAGGACTAGAATCAAGCATAGCATGAACATCTATGTCTTCTCTGACAGTATGAATTAGTTTTTGAAGTTCAGTAGCGAATGCACTGTTAAGAAGATAGCGTAAAGCTATAGGATAGAATTTTTGAATATGAAGATTAGCTTCACCAGCTAAGATACCATCTGGATATACTTTTTTTAAAGCTTCATTAAGCATAACCATAAGTTCATTGGAGATATTAGAAGCATCTTCACCTGTAAGCTCTGCATTAATTTCTAAAGCAGTATCTAATCGTTGGATAGCTTCTCCAGCAGAATAAAGTTTCTTTCTACCTCTGAGATTAAAAAGGTCATTAGCCATCTAATACTCCTAGTGATTCTTTGTCATTGTAGCTACTAATAGCTGTAATGAGCTTATCTGTTAATTCTGGGTTAGATATGACTGTATACAGAAATGTAACCATCTTTGTATGAGTGTGAGAACCTATCTTGGCTGATGTTACATTTGTATCAAGTAAAGTTAAAAGACGCTTGTAATTTACATTACTTACATCTCTTAATAAGGTAATAAAAGGGGAAGAGTTAGAGTGTGTTTTAGTTACTTCAGCTAAAAACTCTTCTATTAACACTTGTTCAGTCATAATAGAGCCACTACAGAATAATTTTTAATTACGTCTTCTTTCCACTCTTGTAATTGAGGACGATACCCAAATATATCTTGAGGTGGGAAGGGTTCATAAAACTCTTCCCATCCTTCTTCGTACAGTAGTTTAGCCATTACACTACATACATCAGATTCAGTACTAGCAATATGTTGCATATTCAGCTTGTATTGAGTCATAAAAGCTTTCTTTCGCATCTTCACGCTTAGCTCATAATCATCTGAGAATCTGTTCTGTAGCTTATCGCCAAACTCTACGAATATCATTTTAATTCCTCATTCACATGAATAAGTTTGCCAAAGTTCACTTCGGCATTTGGGTTATCAATGCATACCCAGATTGTAGGTACACTGCATTTTTCAATGCGGTCACACCAAAGGTCTGAGAACACTACAATGAAGTTTGGCTTAGCTTTCTCTACCCATTCAAATACTGGTTCGAGTGCTGTACCACCGCCCATTTTTAAGTTCATTTTCACGAATTGAGATTCATCAGTGAACTCTTTGGTTTCTACGATTTGGGTGTTAAACGTCATCATAGTCAGTTTGTCTGGTGAACAGTTAGTAAACATCTTCTTAATCTCACGAAGGAAGTGTTCAGCTTGTTCTTCAGATACTGAACCAGATACGTCAAATGCAACCATGATATGTTCAAGTTTGTTTACATCCTCATTAGATGGGAAGTAATAACCTTGATTAATCATACGGCGTTCAAACTTGTGATAGCTTGGGTCTCCACGAGAGAGTTCAGTTGCATAGGAATGCAGTAACTCTTCCCAAGACAAGCTACCATCTTGTAAGGCATTCAATACAGTCTGCAATGTTTCAAATGCTTGACCTGCATCTTTACCTGTTACAGCTTTAAGGGCTGCTGAGCTGTTGATAATGGCTTCTTGAAGCTGAGGTGATGGTGAGCTGTCAGAGAAGTTCATATCGTTGCTCAGGCTATTCTGACCACCATTATTACCTTGGTTCTGGTTCTGACCATTACCCTTGCCTTGACCATTACCACTACCACTGCCATTGTTTTGCTTTTGGTTCTTGTTCTGTTCCAATACATTGTAGATGGCTTCCATTGCCATAGAACCATACTCACTGGATGCTTCTACGTCAGGTGGAAGAACATAACCAGATTGTTCAATCATCTGGTTTACGACTTCATCACAAGCACGGTTGTACAGTTCTTCATCACGTCCACCTTTACGGTATGGATGAAGCAGTGCTGCATGGTAAACCAAATGAACCAATGCACCTGCTGCTTCTTCTTTAGACAGTTCTACAAACCATTTTTCATTCAGTTTGATTTCCATCTTATTCACATCCAACAAGTTCTGGTCAGATGGAATGATATTAAAAGAATAAAGCATGGTAATGATGAATGTACTCATCTTAGAGCGAATGTCATCACTCTTCTTAGGTGGTTGCAACAGCATACGTTTAGCGTCTGCTAGTTTCTCATTGAACTCGGTTTTCATTTAGTAACTCCTGTACAGCAACATACTGTTCATAGTCTTTGATGGAATCAGCAATATCATCAAATACTGCTAGATTATAGATTGCTTTAGCCAGTACTTCTGGATTGGCTTCTTCCAGTAACCAGTCACGGTATTCATCTGGTACTTCAAAGGTTGCTTCATCTGCTGTATGAGATGGATAAACCAAGATAGAACCATCAGGTTTACTGGGGAAGAATCGTCTGACTAAAGCACCCATAATCATGGTGTCATCGGTGAAGGGAATGTAATAACTTACAATCTCTTCACCCCATAGATTCTCTGCATAATATTTTTCCGTATTAATTTCTGTTGGTTCAACAGTACGGACTTTATCCAGATAATTCATGATAGATTACTTCTTGTTACGGCGAACGATACCTACCAAGTCTTCTTTCAACAGTTCATTGTTGCCAATGTACGGTGCTTGAGAGCGAATCATACGGTAGATAACGACACGCAAGTCGTCTTCTTCAATACGTTTCACATATTCAATTACGGCATCTTGGTCTTTCTCTTCGATGTGTTCACCGAGGTAAGCACCCAATGCCCATTTAGCAGCAATCTGCTCAGGTACAGGTGTTGTTGCTGGTTTGGCAATGATGTCTTTGTAGTCTGGCAGTTGACCATAGGTCGCATAGAAGCTACAGAAATCTGTTGCTGCTGCTTCGCCTACAATACCTGCAATAGCTGGCATATAGATTTCATAATCCAAGTCCAACAAACCTGCTTTCAGTTCTTTGGAAAGCATCTCCAAGGTACGAGGACAGGCATAAGTTGTTACTTCTTTGGCTGGGTCAAAGTTGTTGATGTATTTAGGCATGAAGTTGATGAAGCCATACACCAGTGGATGCCAGTTACCTTTCTCAACTTCTTTGGCAACGTATTGGGTGAATACTTTGTAATCTGCTTCCATTTCAACGTGAGTGATACGGGATTGAATGGCAGTATTCATTTTAGTAACCAATGCACCGTCAGTAGAGCGGTTAGAAGCCATCAGAATACGAACATTCTCATGCAGGTCATGTTCACCGATTTGACGGTCTAACAGCAGTTTGTAGGCGGCAGCTTGGGTAAATTTGTCGGCAGACATAAATTCATCGAGGAAAATCAACCAACCTTCATAACCTTCAGGGATTTTAGAACCTTTCAATGGGAACAGATTCATTGGTGCATAGTAAGACTTGCCTTCTTCAATGGCTGGGAGTCCATTACCTTGTGTTCGCATGAGGTCGTTAATCTCATGCCGTCCATCTACCAGCATTCGATGGACTGCTATGCATTACTGCATAGAGCAGACTATATCAAAACCCTATGTACAAAGGATACATAGGGTTCTCACCATTTCGGAACACTTGTTCCTACTCCATTATTTCAGGATAGTCGTTAGGCATTTACAAAATATTTCTGGGTCTATCAGTAATATTCAATGCATCTAATTGTTCGTTTACAAACAAAGCGGCTTCTTCTTCAGTCTTAAACATCTTTTGGCTTAGTCTTTTACCATTGATTTTAAGAGATGATTGCCATCTTTGCTTGGTTTCATTCCAAGTTACATTGTTATATTTGCTTTTTGCTCTTGGTGACTTAACACCTTTATTGCAATCAAGCGTAATATTACCGTGTTCCCTACCATGCCTTATGTTCTCTTTAACTGTAACCCATTCAAGGTTATCAACGTTATTATCAGCTCTGTTAGAGTTGATATGATTTACATGAGGCTTATTCTCTGGATTTGGTATAAAGGTCATTGCTACCATTCGATGAACTAATCGAAGATGTGGCTTACCATTTACCGAAAATACAGTAGAAAGGTATCCTTTTGAAGTGGTACTGTATGCCCTACAAGTTTTCAGTTTGTTATAAGCAATACTGAACACTCGTCCTTTATTAGACACTAAGAACCTGTCAGGAAACTCTGGATAAGGTTTCCAAACTTCATTAGGCAGAGATATTTGATTTAGCACGGGATTGTCCTCATTCAGTTATTAGGTATACCAAGTATACCATATAATATGAATGGTGGGAATTTCCCCGTTTAGGTGAGTTTCGATACAGGATTACTCCTGTAAAGCCCTAATCAGTTAAGGTCATATTGGCTTACTTGGGTCAGACGGATGTCAATCAGTTTCAGTTTCAGTTCTTCGGCAATCTGTTTGATGATGGCTGATTTACCTACACCTGGTTGTGAAGTAACCAAGCAAGGGATATTTGCTTTAACAGAGTTCATCAAACGTTTTTTAGTTTGTTCTTGGTTCAATACATAGTTGATTTTTTTCATTTTGAATTTCCTTTAAGGTAACGATGGATAAAATTAAAAGGCTAATGATTTCTCATTAGCCTTCAAAGGGGATTTATAAAGGTTATTGGTATTTGGCTGCAAACTCTGTGTAACCACCTACCAGTACATCATCTACAAAGATTTGAGGTACTGTATTTACCTCTTTACCACAAATCTCTGAGAGCTTCTCTTTGGTGATACCTTCAGCAACGATGTTGATGTATTCGTATTCACCGAAGGAGGCAGCTAAAGCTTTAGCTTTTTCGCAGTATGGACAGGATGGTTTACCGTAGATTTTAACTTTCATGGTTAAACTACCTGCTCAAAGTCACCTTTAGAAAGCATATAGCAGAAATCTTCAACATCAACGATGTCAGATTCTACATGGTCTTCAATGCGTTCTTTGTAGCATACTTTACCACCTGATACAGTGACAATTTTAATGCTACGACCTTTAGGGTTAGTGAACTCTGCACCATCTTTAACATGAAGACAGGTGATACCTGATTCTTCTTTGTCTTCAGATGGTTCTTCTTTGACTTCTTTGCCAAACAGTTTGTGGTGTTGAGCCATTACATTGCCCAATTCATTAGCCAAGTGGAAGTAACGGTTAGTTTCACCATGTTTCTTATCTTCACCTTGTTCTACAGCTTTACGGCAAGCTGTAAATACTTCTTCTGGAATATCTTCCAGTTCATGCATGATGTCATGCAATGCTTTGATTTTAGCCGATACATACAAACCAGCCAGTACTTTGTCGAGTGCACCTTCTTCTTGGCTTACACGTTTCAACAAGTCTTCCAATGTTACTTTCATTTTGTTGCTCCTAAAAAGTGGATTAAAGATTGGATGGATTCAGTACATTTACAGTAAGAACCATCATCATTGTACAGCATATAAGTAACAGTATTACCTTCAATGCTGTCAATTCGGACTAATGCTTTGTCTAAGCAGTAGTATTCATTCGGTTTCATTTTAGATACCTATTGTAGTATTGCGAAATGAGAAAGGGAGTTACAACCTATTTGATTGGTGATACCCAAAGGAGAAGACTAAGCATCTAATAGTCTATACGCTTCATAGTCATTGATAATCTTGTATACCCAATCAGGTACTTTCTCTGCACGAACCAGATTATTGAAGTAATGCAGAGCTTGTACAATACGGAATGGAATATCAATCATCTGAGAGCCAGTCATATACTTAAGGTCATCATAATCTATATGATCCTCTCTAACGGATAATACATTTGTTAGGAACACTGGTTCAGTCTCAGTTTTACTGATAATCCAGTCTTGTTGTTCTTCATCGTAAACCAATGCAGGAACTTCTTTAATGAAATGGTCAGGACGGTATCTACTAACAATGAACTCAAAAATGTTCATTAGCTCTCCCATGACACTAGTGATGTCTTCCTTATTTGCATACCATTCTAACAATCCTAGGGAAGATTGTTTTGATGGAGTTCTCATATATTCTGAGTCTTGAGTATTAAGCTGTTTATTACTTATTTCCCAATACACGACTAATTCAGCATCTGGTCTAATTGAGTCTATAAAATCCTGTGTAATTCTTCTTTCAGCATAGTAAGTAGTTTCAACGCTTCTTAGAAAATCACCGTAGATACTTTGATTAACGACTATGTAGTAGTTAACAGCATGAGTGTATGCATAAGGTGAGTTATTGATAATCTTGATTAAGTCAATGCTCATGATTAACCCTCTAACATCTTAGAACCTAAGTATCCATAGATGATTGGTTTAGCATACTCAGGATAGTGATTGTGGTCTTGTAAATAAAGAAAAGCTTGAACCAATGTAAATAACTCTGGAGGAGCTTCTTCAACACCCTTAGAACGGAAATGTTTGAAATTAGCTGCTATATATACATTGTTCTGCTTGTAGAGATTAGAAACAACATTCTTTTGGTAATGACAGAATGCTTCTTGTAAATCAATGAATAACTGTTCATTCTTAGTTTTTTGGTTATAGGAAAGTTCTAAATAGGTTTTCTCAAATCCTTTGAAATTGTAGAAGCTCATATCTTGGTGAGTACACCAGAACTCACTAGGTCTATCATTAAATTTAGTAGCAATAGCACTTTTTAGTAAGTCAGAACTAGGTACTTCATTTGAGTAAAATATAACTCCCATATGTGGATTGTATGTTCTTGTTTTTTCATCTCTATGCTTATAGACATTAATACAGTTAATCATAATTCATCCTTCTAGCATCTTAACTGCTCTATACTCATCTACGAGAGCCAAGCAATCATCAGTAAACTTACCGTGGAATTTGTACTGAAGCATTCCCTCTACAATGATTGCTGCTTTCTTTAACCGTTCTTTCCAAATAGCTTTGGTTTGTTCTGGATAATATAAGTCATCGATACTGTAGTAGTCACTTTTCCCAATATAATTCTTTGTAGTAATTACTACTACTGTTTGACCTACATTGTAAATACCAAATGGAATATCCTTAGTATATTTATTGAAGATAGTCTGACAATCAGCAATAACATCAAAAACCTCTCTATGCTCTTTAAGTGAACTATAACCTTTCTGGTTTAAGCCAACATACACAAAGCAATCATATGGTTTATACAAAGTTATAAAAATACTTCTTGCTAAATCTTCTTTTAGACTAAATATATTAAAAGGAAGCTCTATATCTATTTCATATTTACCTTTAGAAGATTTTGAATAAACACGAAATGATGCAAAGCTTGGCTCAAGTGTTTTAGATTCTGTTTGCATGGTTAATTTCCCAACATTTCAATAGCTTCTTCTTGCTCAATCCGTTCCATTAGCTCTTTTGGTACTTGTCCAGTGGTATTGATTTCAATAAACCACTTAACTAATTTAAAAGCCTCCAATGGAGGCTTGTTATTTGTTTTAAGACTGTCTGAGTTAATCATGATTCTTATGTGAACATCTAATTCTTTATTATAGTAATCATCTTGTTTGCACTCAAAAGTACAGTCTCCATACTTATCTTGTATGTAAGAAATGTAAGGCAGTAATTTATGAATTTCTTCAGGAGCTTTTGAATTGTATGAGTTTGTGATTGCTCTTACGTTTGCTGTTTTTAAAACATTCATACCAAAGCTATCAATAATATCTGTTTCTAGCCTTAAAAAGTCAGTATAACAAACAGCACTATCATCAGTTAAGTAACCATTTGCTTTATACACAATATTTCTGCTTAAACGACATTCTGCTCTTGTTTTCAATACAGTCATAATTAACCTTTCAGAATCTGTAGAGCTTGATACTCTTCAATAAGCTTTAAACACTTATCAGTGAATTTACCTGAAGTAATGCAGTGATACATACCTTCAACAATGGTAGCTGCTTTAATCAACTCTTCTGTTGGCTCTCTTGTTGAGAAGTTGTGTTGATTGAAAAATTTGAGTCTTCCTCGTACAACTTTAATATGGTTCACTGAATAGATACCATTAGGTAAATTCTTAATGTAATTCTTAAACATTGTCTGACAAATATCTATTGTATTAAATATCTCATCATGCTTTCCTACCTCAAAAGCATCAAATGGATGAAATTCAATAAAAGCAGAACCACTATTTAATTTATATACAGTCAGTAAGATACTCTTTGCTAGTTCTTCTCTAGCATTCCAG